TTATAAGCATATCCATCGCCGTTGCAGCACTTGGATGTGGAAATGCCATCAATGGCGCTTCCAATGGTTGGGGGATGCTTGGATATACGCTGCTGTCCGTGTCTATGCTTTTTACCGCTTTGATTCTCGCTATTATCGGCGTTAGTGCTGAGAATGAGAGAATCGAGCGTGAAAATCGAAAAATCAGACGTGTAGCCCACCACACCAACGAGTGGAGGGATGTTCAGTGAAATGCCCGATTTGCGGACAGGAAAGTGTTACGACCGTAGACACCAGGAACGAGGATGATTGTATCATTCGTAGAAAGCACTGCTTGAATAAAGAATGCGATTACCGGTGGTCTACTATTGAAATTGACACAAGCCAGTGGTACTCAGCTCTTCAAATCCAAGAGCACAGAAAGCAGAGAGGACGGCCCAGAAAGAATGATTAGCGTGAGCTTAGATAGATTCGGCGGCGTGACCGAGCCGGAGGACGGCGTGTACTTTATGACCAACGAGCAGATGGCAGAAGCCAAAGAAGCTGACCGTCTGGCTGAGATTAAGGACTTGCAGTCTGAAATCGAGGACAGGGAAGCGGAGCTGAAAGACCTCCGTGCGCAGTTGGAAGAACTGATGGCTGGTTGATTTTTGTACAGCCAAGTTAAGCCAAAGTAAGAACAATGAAGCCTAATGAAGCCGAAGAAAGGAAAGAAAAATGGCAGTATTAGTAATGGTCTACGGTCACTCCGGCAGCGGTAAGTCCGCTTCGCTTCGGAACTTTGACCCGGAACAGGTGGCAGTTATCAACGTGCTTGGCAAGCCGCTGCCGTTCCGAAGCAACATGAAAACATACATTACCAATGACTACGGCAAGATTGATGCTGCAATCCACAGCACCAAGCGCAAGTCCATCGTCATTGACGATGCCACTTACCTTATGACAGGCGAGTTCATGCGGAACGCAAAGGTCGCCGGATACCAGAAGTTTACCGATATGGCAGCCAACTTCAACGCTCTGCTGATGCGGGCAAAGGAACTGCCGGACGATGTGGTGGTCTACTTTTTCGGTCACAGCGAACGTGACGGAGACGGTGGCGAAAAGTTCAAGACCATCGGCAAGCTGCTGGACGAGAAGGTCTGCGTGGAAGGGTACTTTACCATCGTTCTGAAAACGGTTGTGCAGGACGGGCGATACTTGTTCAGCACTCGCAATGATGGGATGGACACCGTGAAAACCCCTCTTGGGATGTTCAACGATGCGCTGATCGAGAACGACCTAGCCGCCGTAGACAAGACCATCCGTGAGTATTACAACATCCCGGTTCAGCCGGATAACAAAGGAGAGTAACAGATGAAGAACATCAACTGGAATGACGTGCAGGAAGCCACCGAACGCCGTGACCTGCCTGTTGGCGGCTATGTTGCCGGTATCTGCAAGGCAACGGACGAACCCGCAAAGGAGCGCCTGAACATCGAGTGGGAAGTCGCAGAGGGCGAGTTCAAGGGTTACTGGCGTGAGCAGACCGCTTCCCTCATCGAGCGTGGCAAGCTGAATCCGGGCGAATGGGCATGGGGCGGCAAGACCATCAAGAGCTACAAGGAAAAGGCTCTGCCGTTCTTCAAGGGATTTATCACCGCTGTGGAGCAGTCCAATCCCGGCTACAAGTTCAACAATGATGAAAAGACCCTGCGTGGCAAGCTGGTCGGCGTGGTTCTCCGTGAGGAAGAGTACATGGGCAACGATGGTAGCATCAAGACGAAGCTGGTCGTTGACCGCTTCACCAGCGTGGACAAGATTCGTTCCGGCGATTATGAAGTCAGACCGAAGAAAACACTGTCTGGCGGGTCTGGCTCCGGCTACTCGCAGGGCGGGAACGATGACTTCTCCGTGATTGACGATGATGGTTCGTTGCCCTTCTGATTGGAGATGCGCATGAATCGGGAAGAAAAAACGCATTGGACGCAAGATAAAATCTTGCTGTATGTGAAAGCCTGTATGTCTGCCACTGGTTTAACTAGAATGCCATCAAGAAGTGAATTGAGCGAGTATTACGGAAACGACAAGTTGACAAATGCAATTCGCCGTTTTCCGGGTGGCTATTACAAAATAGCTGAAATCCTCAATGTCGAAATGAAAGAAAGCGAAACGCAATTCGGAAAGTATGGCGAAGACCTTGCTACAAAACTGCTGGAAGAACATGGATTTGCGGTTGAGCGAATGTCAACTAGATACGCCTATGACCTTTATGTTAATGGAAGCGTTAAGGTTGATGTGAAAACGGCAAGGCCGAGCAAAGCAAATAAGAGTTTTTGCTATTCGTTTAACCTTGAAAAACGCTTTCCGACTTGTGATGTTTACTTTTTGATCGCAAAGAGCGAAGAAAAAGAAAGCATCTACATAGTTCCTGCATCTATCAACCAGACGCAGATTGGGCTTGGCACTGGAACGACCGTGTATAGCAAGTATCAAGACCGATATGACATTATCGCTGATATGAGCAAGGCTTTTGCTTCTGCAAAGTCATGACCACCTACCTTATATAAGAGCTGCGCTATCTGGCTGGACGGGCGTTTGGAAAGATGAAACACTTGGGCGACATCACAAAAATTCACGGCGACAAGATAGAGCCTGTAGACTGCATCACGTTCGGAAGCCCATGTCAAGACCTATCCATTGCTGGACGCAGGGCAGGACTTGCGGGAGAACGATCCGGGCTGTTTATGGAAGCGGTTCGAATCATAAAAGAAATGAGGTCAAGCACAAATGGACTGTATCCAACTTTCGCTGTTTGGGAAAACGTACCAGGAGCATTCAGCTCCAACGGAGGAGAAGATTTCAGAGCCGTGCTGGAAGAACTTGCCCGCGTGGAACAACCAGACGCTTCAATTCCTAGACCTCCGAAGGGGGGCAGATGGAACAAAGCCGGAGCAATTGCAGGAAACGGATGGTCTCTGGCTTGGCGACAGCTTGACGCTCAATATTGGGGAGTCCCCCAAAGAAGAAAGCGTATCGCTCTTGTCGCAGATTTTGGAGGTCAACGTGCCGCAGAAATACTATTTGAGCGCACGGGCGTGTCAGGGCATTCTAACGAGAGCATCAAGGCGTGGAAAGCCACTCCCGGACATTCTCAGGCAAGCCCTTATGGACGTGATAGGGGGGGGCAATTCCTACACTCTGAAAATCCGTAGTGGATGTGCCGGTGGTGGTAAAGGTGCGCTGGTACAAACCGAAAAAAGTGCAACGCTTTCTACACTGCAAGACCAGACGTTGTTTCAACCGATTCCTGTGCTGAACGACCAGGGCGGAAGCGTGATGGATGTGAGCTACGATGTGACGGGCACTTTGAGGGCGCAAGAACACGGACACCAGCCGATAGTTTTTGATGCTCGTGGAAACGGCGATGGAAAAATCGTACCGACCATTACAGGCGACCACGAAAACAGAATCACAGATTACACGGCCATTGCAATCGAACGCAAGACCTTCAACGAACAGTCGTTCAGCCACTACAAGGAAAGCGACAAATGCTCAACCTTGAAAGCGAAAGCAGGGAACATCGGCAATGGAAGCGAGTGTCTGATCGCAGAGAAACATGATTCATCGAAAGCGGATGGCGTTCAGACGAAACCGTTCTGTGCTGGCTTTTCTTACAAAGTTGGAGCAAAAGCAATGGGAATCGGATATGAAATAGAAAAAGCTGGAACGTTATCCGCAGAAAGACATGATTCTGCCGTGTTGGAGAAAACCATTCGTTGGATTGTTCGCCGTCTGACCCCTGTTGAGTGCGAACGGTTACAAGGCTACCCTGACGATTACACCAACATTGGTGACTGGACGGATAGCAAAGGAAAGAAGCACAAATACGCTGACAACCCACGGTACAAGGCTCTGGGCAACTCAATTGCTCTGCCGCAGTGGTTCTGGTTGGTGCAGAAAATGCGCCCTTATCTGAAAGAAAAGCCTACGCTGGGCAGTTTGTTCGATGGTCTGGGCGGTTTTCCTCTGGTCTGGCAAAGAGCATACGGAGATGGAACCGCACGGTGGGCATCGGAAATCGAAGAGTTCCCGATGGCTGTAACAAAAAGGAGATTTGGCGAAGAATGATTACTTGTTGCAAAGACTGCCCGTCACGTCACCAAGCTTGCCACGACACTTGCGAGAAGTACAAAGCAGAGAAGAAAGACTTCGAGGAACGCAAGGCATTCGTGCATGAGCTGAACCACAGCTAGAGCGTGTACCACCGTGATTATGAGGACAAGCACCGGGAAAAAGGCAAGAAGCGTTTTCTCGGAAGTGAATTTAGAGGTGAACGAGGATGAGAAATCCATCGAAGAAAACGATGAAGCACATCGCTTCTGTTTTGAACAGCCATTGCAGATTTGATTCAAATAAACAGATTTTGGTTCCGTTTGAAAGTAGCCCGCTTTCTTGCATTTGGTATGGCTTCAAACCACATAGCGGTAAAAAGATGGTCGGCTATATCCTGAAAGACGGTTACAGGTATCCGTGCGAAAAATCTATTATCCGAAACGGATTGATGGTGGAAATCAAATACCCGGAACAGATTTTCGCGCCCAGAACATCATCACTTGAGCTGGGAAAACAGATGACAGAAAGAATGATTAAGAGAGGAATGCTTTATGTTTATCCATACACATTGAGAAGAAAACGATGGACGGGTTGATTTATGAACACAGGCAAGCAGTTTGAAGCAGACTTCAAGGCATCCGTCCCATCTGATGCGTGGTGCTACCGCCTGAAAGACAGTGCCGCCACCTACTACGGCGGCAACGAGAGCCTGTCGTTTTCCATCGACAACATCTGCGATTTCCTTGTGTACCGATACCCGATGAACCACCTGTTTGAGCTGAAAACCATCGAAACGCCCTCTATCCCTCTGGAAAAGGTGTTCGGCAAGTACGACAAGGCAAAGTGCAAATACCGCAAGGAAAAGCACATCACGGATATGGTGGATGCAATGGGGTACGGCGGTCAGACCGCCCATGTGATAATCAATTACAGGACGGTCAACCGAACCTTTGCAATCCCTGCCAGCAAGGTTCTGGCGTTCCGTTACAACGAGAGCCGGAAGAGCATCCCTTGGCAGTGGGCAGAGCAAGAGGGGATAGAGGTCAAAGCAAAAAGGCTGCGTGTCCATTGGCGGTATGACGTTGATGGGCTGCTAAAGAGATTGGAGAAAGAAAATGACAATGGTATGCGATAGGTGCGGCGAAGCGTTTCTGCTTTCCAACGATGTGAAATACATGACACCGTTTGATGACGAACTTGACCAATTTGAAAGCAATTCTATTGTAAAGTGTCTTGCTGGCGATGATAAAGGGATTTACTCGATAAGAGATGAAACCGTTGTCCTTTGCCCCTCTTGCATGGCAAAGCTGAACAACTGGCTGAAAGGAGAACAGAAGTGAGCAAGAAAGTTTCAGACATTCTGCCCAAGACGGAAATCTTGGCACAGTTGGCAGAAGAAGCATCCGAACTGGCACAGGCTGCGTTGAAGTTGCGCCGTGCGCTGGATGGTACGAACCCGACACCGAAGAGCGTGGAAGAGTGTCAAAAGGCGTTTGAAGAGGAGTATGCAGACGTTGTAAACTGCATTATTGCGCTGGACTGCATGGATGATGCAGCCTTTGATCGGATGCAGAAGATGCAGCACGAAAAGGAAGTCCGTTGGCTCTCTCGCCTTGAAGCAAAGGAGCAGTCAGATGAATAAATTTGGAAACTGCCCCCTCTGTGGCAAGCAGGTCAAGCCAGCCAACCTCCGCAAAATCGCACGACAGAACCAGTTGTACGGCTTTCGCATGGCTCTGGATGGAATCGCAGCCACATGGGGCGCACTGATTCAGAACCTTCGGTGTGATGCAGACCTGACCGATGAACAGGTGCAGAAAATCATCCGCATTGGTGACAGGTATTGGGAGATGGTCGGCAAGTTCAAAGAAGAGGACATGACCCCTGACGAGTTTGCAGATTACATCACCGCAAAGTCAGAACAGGTCGAAAAAGAGCTGAGGGAAAGGTGGAGCTGATGAATAAGCACAGAAGAAAGCATATCCACGAAATCGCAGACTCGCTTAGCCAGTTGAAGCTGCAAATTGATGCACTATACGGTGAAGAATCTGCTGCTTTTATAAAAATTCAGAAGTCTATGCGTAATATGTCTGCATACGAAATCTCAAAGAACGCAGTTGATATGCTCGAATCTGCATCTTTGAGGGTGGAAAACGCAATCGCATTTCTTGAAGATGCGGAGGGCTGAGAGAAAGGTGGAACTAACAATGTTTGAATTTGCAACTCGCTGGCTGGTCTGCCTAGTTCTACTGGCGGTGGTGGTTCAGTCTGAACGGACAATCAAAAACGCGGCAGACAACCTGTTTGAAGAGCGTCAGGCAATGCTTGTCTGGCTGTTCGTCAACGTGTGTCTAGTCGTTTGTACGGCTGTTGTGATGGGGTGGAAATGATGGACAACGAACTTTACTGCCCGATGAAGATGACCAGCAATCCGCTTGGTCGGTGCGTATGCGAGAAAGAAAAGTGCGCATGGTGGCGGCAGTTGGAAAACTGCTGTTCCGTCTGGTGGATTGCACGGAAGCTGGACAACATCGAAACGAAGATGAAGAAGCGAGAGCGTGATTATGAACAAGTGGATTAGCGTCAAAGACGAATTGCCTGAAATGACGGAAGAAGTTACCGAAGTGGACGGCGACAGAGAGTATACGCTTTGGTATGAGAGCAAGCCTGTTCTGGTGTTTGATAAAATCATATATGACGAAAATAGCAGAATGCAAACGGCAGTACTTACAGACGATGGTGATTGGCTGACAACGTTTGATGAAAAACGGCTTGAAAACGTAACCCATTGGATGCCGCTTCCTGAACCGCCAAAGGAGGCCTGACACATGGCAACACCCCCGAAGCGTGGTCGTGGCAGACCGCCGCTGACCGAAGCTGAAAAGAAAAAGCGTGAGAAGCGGGCGCAAAAGGCGAAAGAAGAAGCCGCCGCGAAGCGTGAGAAAGAGCGAGAGAAGAAGAAACAACAGATGCTTAACAAGCGGAAATCTATCCGCTCACAGGTGAGTAAAAAGGTGAAAGAACAACAGGAGTTAGCAATCACAAGGTCTAAGATGCTGAATACAGGCGATTTGCAGTCGAGAATCGGTGACGAAGAGGATAAGAAGGTCATCGGCATGATTGCAGCCAAGTATTTTGGCGACCTTCCAAGCGTGGACATGAACAACCCGATCGAAGTGCAACAACGTCTTGACTTCTTCTTTGACGCTTGCATTGAAGCCAGAATCTCCCCTGTTGTCGAATGGATTGCACTGGTTCTGGGCATCGAATGGGTGAGCCTGAAGCAGATTATGGCGGGCAAACGCCGTGACGATAGCTTGCAGCAGAAGTACATTCTGAAGCTGATTCTGCAAATGCAGTCCATGTGGGCGTACAACGGTATGTACGGTCAGGAGAACCCGGCAGAGTGGATTTTCCGAGCCAAGAACTACTTTGGTATGCGTGACAACGTGGAAGTCACCGTTGCGCCGCCTGAACAGCCGTTGGGCGATGCCCAGAGCGCAGAGCAGCTCGCACAGAAGTACCAGACGGCTTTGCCGAAGGAGATTGAAGTGGAGTACAGAGAGGTGGAAGAACATGACTAACGGCGATTTCATTCGCTCCATGACGGATGATGACATCAGGGAAAACCTGACACCGGGCATCTGCGAACTTATCAAGCATCGAGACCCGGAGCGTTGCCAAAACCGAGAGCATTGTTTTCATTGCGTCAAGGACTGGCTGAAAGAGAAAAACAAAATCATGGTGAGGGCTGACAAATGGGAAAACTGATTGATTTTTCCGACCCATGCCTGCTCACGTTCCTGCCTGTCCTCTTGCAAGACCACACGACAGGCAAGAACATCATTTGGGCGACAGACCCGCCGCCTGAGCTTGGCGTTGGCTTTGCGGATGAAATCACGCTGGAACAGCTGGACAAGGTTCAACTTGTTCCTCGTGTGCAGAAACGGCTTGCAGACCAAAAGAAGCGCACCAGCAAGAAAGCAGAGGTGTTTACTCCTACATGGGTTTGCAAGAAGATGGCAGACGTTGCCGAAAACGACCTGAAGGGCGAGGACTGGAAGGAGTATATCAACAAGACTTGTCTTGAAGTAACCTGTGGAGAAGCACCGTTCCTTACAAGCAGGTACGACACCACCACAGGGCGGATGATTTCTGTGCCGGACAGAATCGGTCTGCTGGATAGGAAGCTAAATGTTCTGGCAGAGCAGTTCCATGACTACGATATGTGGATGTGCTGGGCAATTAGCGCCTACATGTCGACATACGGCTATGAGTGGCAGGGAGACAATCTCTTGCTGGCAAGGTGCAACCTGTTCCTGACGCTGGTTGAAAATTTTAGGTATCGGTTTGATGCAAAACGGCTTGAAATAGGTTTTATGCCTTTGTTTCTTGATTGCATTGCAGAAACAATCTCATGGAACATCTGGCAGATGGACGGTCTGAAAAAGACCGTTCCTGGCACGGAAATTCCGTGCAAAATCAAAGACTGGAAAGCCGATAAGGAAATCCTGTTTAAGGATGTTGGGGAGGACGACTAACATGGGATTGTATAAAGTGCCTGTTGAATGGAGAGAACGTGGATATTTACTTGTTCACGCTTCTACTCAAAAAGAAGCAGCGAAAGTCGCAATGAACGGTCTCGACATATACCCTTTGCATAATCAGCCGATTGGTGGAAGCCTTAAACTTGCATTTCCAGAAGGCTCCGAGACCGAATATATTGCAAGGGTTGCGCCGGGTTTTGAGGAGGACGACTAATGCAAACTGACAGAGGAATCTATCACAAGCGAGTATGTGACCGCTGCGGAGCGGTTCTGGGCAGCAGGATGATGAACCCTGACGAATACTTCAAGGACTGGGCGTGGCGCAGGGACACAGGCGACCTTTGCCCGGAGTGCTATGAGGAGTATAAGCGAGTGATCAGACGGTTTAATGCCAACAGAAGGAGGAAAAAATGAGAATTAACGGGATGATGTTTGTTTGCAACAGATGCGGAAAACAAACGTTCGCAGAACGGTATAACGATGGCGAGTTCGATTGGAAAGCGTTACAAGGTTGGGAAACCGGATTGGGAAGTTTTTTCAACGTTGGAGAACTGTGCCCTGAATGCCGTGAAGAATACGGAAAACTGATGCAAAAATTCATGGGGGATAAAAAATGAATTTCTATTGCACCACAGAGCATTGCTCTTGCATGGGCATCAAGCAGTTCTCTGCTGGCAAGGCTATCCGCTGCACGGCAGAATCCTGTGAAAACAAATCTGAGCCGTCCTGCGGCTCTTGCAAATGGTACGCAGAGCTGGAGGGCGTGTGCGTAAACGACCAGTCAGAACACGTTGCAGACTTCGTGTGGGACGCACGCGGATGCAAGGAATGGGAGAAAAAAGATGAAACGTCAGCAGACCTATAAAGGGCTTATTGGAAAGGGCTGGTACGACCAAAGCGAATACAGTCACTATTTTGCAGCGTGGGCAAACCACCGCAACAACTGGGCTATCCGCAAGGCTGACAACCGCAAGCTGGCAAAGGCAAGATTGAAGCAGATTGAACGCCAGCAAATCAAAAAGGAGCTGGACGAATATGAGCTATGATATTTCACTGTGCGACCCAGTAACGCACAAACCGCTCAAAGCCGATAGTACGCATTTTATCGCAGGTGGTATGCGAGCTATGGGCGGTACAAAAGAACTGTGGCTCAACGTCACCTATAATTACGGTCACTTCTATTATCGACCAGAAGTATTTGGTGAGGGCGGTATCCGTTCCATCTATGGCAAAACAGGCGCAGAGAGTATTCCGATGCTTGAAAAGGCTATTTCTGCACTAGGTGACGATGTAGACGATAGCGACTACTGGAATGACACAGAGGGCAACGCCAAACGTGCCCTATACGGTTTGCTTGCGTTTGCAAAGATGCGCCCTGACGGCGTGTGGGATGGAGATTGAAGGGAGAAAAGAACAATGAAGAAAGCAATTTTATCTGTAGCATTGGCGGCATCTATCGCATTGTGCGGATGCACAGAAGCATCTCGTGTGAATCACAATATTTCGCAGCAGGCAAAGAATTTCAACGTCACTCGCAGATTGTCTGTTGTTAATGCAAGAACTGATACGCCGATGCTTGAAATAATCGGGAACATGGACATTTCCAATAACAGCAACAATGAACTTGTGGTGACTATTGAATTGCCCGATGGCACATACAAAAAGCATTACGTCTATCTTAACGAGTACACAATGTACATTGTGGAGGATTTGAGCGGTTCTGACGTGGACAAGTATCATTACGAAATCAACATCTTGCCGCAGCAGTTACAAAACTTCGTTCTCACCTACAATCCGTAAGCGGGGTATCGGATAATGGCTAACACACTTTGGCATCCAGCCAGCGAACCGCCACGAGAGCGGACACAGCCTTTGTTGCTTGCGATTAAGACAACGTGGCGTGATAAAGATGGAAAAATGTTGCAAGGAATCTCGCCGACAGCGTACTTTCTTGGCTGTTACGCAGACGGTCAGTTCTGGGATGAGATAGGCGAGAGACTGCCGAAAGATGTGACGGTAACGCATTGGATGGCGTTTCCAATGGTATGAGGTGATGAGCATGAGCAATTGGATTAGTGTCAAGGATAGATTGCCCGATATTCCGAAAAACGATTTTGCCAGCGATTATGTTCTGATTCACGACGAAAAAGCTGGTGACTGGGTAGCCTATTATGATGCAAACGGTGGTTGGTGTGAAGCAAGAGAGTGCATCCCATTCAAAAATGTTACACATTGGATGCCTATGCCTGAACCGCCTACGGAGGACTAAATATGGATGGATTTGAAGCGTTAATAGAAGCGATGAACCAATGTGCTGCATCACTTGAACAGCTTGCAAATGCTATCAGACAGTCCGAAACGCAGTGCGGTTACATCAAGCAGAAGCACAATCGGCCTTTATACCGTAAAGGCGAAAAGCTACATGAAGGTTGCAAACGAATTATGAGAACGAGAGAGGGATTTAGAAAGTGAAAAAACTTAAATTTCCTGAGGATTTCTTTGCATACGACAACCCGGACTGCCCCGACAAGGACATTGAAAAAGCCGTGAACAGAATGAAGAACTGGATGAAGGGCGAGACCTACAAGAGCAACCCTTGGTTCTTTATGGCTGCTGGAAACTATCTGATTGTCGGCCTGATTGCTGAGGATGGGCAGAAAACAATCTACGTTGCACGGCAGTATTATGAGATAGTCAACATTCCGGGCGAAGGATGGCTGCGTGAATCTGACGCTGAGTGCCTGTTTTAAGGAGAATTAAAGATGGAAGAACTTAAGAGATGTCCGTTCTGCGGGTCTATTCCGACGCTGTATCACGATGGATTGCATCAAGTGGATTCAAAGAGAAGATACCACACAACATGGATGATTCTGTGTGAAAAGTGTCATAATGCATCAATGAGCAATAGCGCTTACTATAGCTTTGGTGAAGATGGCGTTTTGTCACCGTATGACGAAAAAGACGGACGACAAGAAATCATCAGCCGGTGGAACAGCCGTTACAAAGAGGATTGAGTATGGAGCAGGAACACAAGCCGAGAACATCAATGATTCTTCTGTTGGAACACGTTCATGCGATGGACGAGCTGACAGACGAGGAATTTGGAGCATTCATCCGCAACTATGCACAGTATGTTGAGACTGGACTTGAGCCAGCATACGACAACGACCGTGCTATGCGGATGCTCTGGAAAGTTGTTAAGGCGTTTGATGATATGAACGTGCAGAAGATGGAAGAGCGTGATAAGCGTAGACGAGAAGCAAACAAGAAAAATATAAACAAGCGTTGGAACGATAAAAAATACGAAAGCATACCAATGGTATCACAGGATACGAATGGTATAAATGGTATACCAAACATACCAACTGATACGAATGGTAGCTTATCTGTATCTGATTCTGTATCTGAATCTGATAAAAAAGAAAAATGTGAAAAGAAAAATACCAACGAAGTCAAACGCTTCAAAGCTCCGACTATCGAGCAAGCCAAAGAATACTTTGCGGACAAGGGTTACATGGAATCAGAAGCAGAGCGGTTTGTTGACCACTTCACGGCAAATGGATGGAAGGTCGGCAAATCGCCCATGAAAGACTGGAAAGCTGCTGCACGGAACTGGATGCGTAACGTGAAGGACTGGAACGGTGGCTATCAGCAGACGATGGCTGAATTACCTGACGAGGGAGACTTTCTGCGGTGAATATTGAAAATCAGACCCAGTACATCCTGCTGGGGGCAGTCCTCACGTTTTCTGAGTATGCCGATGTGCTACAAGACCTTAAAATCGACGATTTCTGTCCTGAATTGCATGATACATTCGCTGCCATTCGTGGCTATTGGGAACACAACGACAAGTGGAACCCGGTAGAAGTCATGGGGCGGTACGATAACTGCAAGAAAGCAATGGGCGAATGTTTGGATGCCTTTGGTGCAGAGTTCATCCGCAATGTCACCCACGATATGATGCTTGGGTGGGCTAGAATCGTCAAGGAACAAGCAGCGTTGTCCAGAGCCAGAGAGATTGCGTTCAAAATCGTTGATGGCTCAACCAGATACGCAGATCTGACAGGCATCTATGAGCAGCTAGGCGAAGCTATCAACCTGCACAACGAGAGAGGCGATTTTATCCCGATGTGCGATGGCATAGACAATTACATCCGCAAGCTGGATGATAAGCCGGAGTATATCAGCACAGGGCTTAGAGTGCTGGATAACAACTTGCATCTTGTGCCGGGCAACTTCGTTGTGATCGGCGGCAGACCTTCTGCTGGCAAGACTGCTCTGTCCCTGCAACTTGCCTGTGAAATAGCCAAGAGCGGACGCAAAGTGGCGTATTTTAGCTTAGAGACCGACCCGGACACGCTCTATGCTCGTATCATAGCAAACCAGCTAGGCGTACCGCTGCATACGGTCAAAAACAAGACCGTCAGCATTAGCGAGCTTGACCGACTGGCAGCTATCAAGAAATACCCGCTGTTCGTCCGCTCTGCCGCTGGTAAGAGTGTTGGGTGGATCAGAACACAGTCCATCAGGATGCAAGCCAAAGTGGTTTTCATCGACTATTTGCAGCTTATCCATCAAGCCGGAGCGAAAGACCGATACAGTGCTGTCACGGAAATCAGCATGGCACTGCATGAGTTTGCACAGGCCACAGGAACGCTGGTTGTGGCACTTGCACAGCTCAATCGAGAGACCGCAAGAGCGGGCATCCCACCGACCGCCGCAGACCTACGAGAATCCGGGCAAATCGAGCAGGACGCAGATGCTATTATTCTACTGGCACAGAACGTGACCACAAAGAAGCGACCAGAACCGCACTATCACTTTTCGCTTGAAAAGAACAAAGAGGGCAACGTGGGGTTACTGGACATCACGTTCCATATGGAAACGCAGCAGTTCAAAGAATGCGTGTGGATGTAATGAGAAGAGAATAAACATGAAATACCGCAAGAAACCAGTTGTTATCGAGGCATTCAAGCTCAATGCACGAGGACTTGTTGGAGCAGATTGGTTTTGGGATGCAGTAAGTAGCAATGATATTATCACGCATAACTTCGGAAAGTTTTACGATGGACCTGCATGGTGCGAGATTAAAACGCTTGAAGGGACTATGATTGCAAGGACTGGCGATTATATCATTCGTGGCGTAAATGGCGAAATCTACCCATGCAAACCTGACATTTTCGAGAAAACATACGAAGCGATTGAGTGATAGTAGCCTAGCATCTCTTCTGTGCTCGTATCGTCACAGTAGAATAGGCAAGAAAAACAGATAATAGGGTCTGGGCGATAAAGTTACCGTCTGAACCTCATAAATATTTTTCACTACACAAAATACAGGAGGAAAACAGCTATGGCCCTTACAAACATCGAACGTGAGACTATCATCAACTTCAACGCAGCGGAAGATACCGCAGAAATCTACACGGCAGACCCGGTTTACATTCGCAAGCTGGACAAGCTCTGTGAGCAGTTCCCAGACACATACAAGTTTATGGCGGAGCTGTCTGCCAAGCGGTGCAAGGAATCCAAGACCTATTCGATGCCGAAACGTCTTGTGAAGTTCCGTTCGCCCATTACCCGTGAAATCAGCGAAGAGCAGCGTGAAGCTCTGGCAGAACGTCTGCGTAAGGCACGAGAAGCCAAGAATATCTGATCTTAGCTCTTGCGGCTACAAAACTACTGTATCAGAAAGCATGGAATGGTGTCAGGTAGTAAAACTCTACCCTCTGCGACTATTCCGTGCTTTTTTCGTCTGTTATTTATCGAGAGAAAACGACAAGGTCTGATTTTGAGTAGAATCCGCCTCGATCGAGTGGCGTTTGGGCTGATATGGCTACGACTATCAGCGTGATGCGTTTGAATGCAAATGGATGCACATGATGCGTTTGCATCCAATCTTCCCCCCCTTTCTTCCCCCTCTTTCCCCTACAACCCCTATTACCCCCTATAATCCCCCTAACTCCCCCCTCAAACAAATAAATTGTTTGAGGCCCCCACGCAAAAATGGTGCGACAACTGCGACAACTGAAAATTACAACCAAATGCTTTCGCAAAGGTTCTTTCTCCCTACAACCCTCTATCTCTAAAAGATACACCGTTAGCCAGCAGAGCAGACCGTAGGCGAGAACTGGCGTGAGATTCGGACTGGTGGATGGTCTACGACTATTCCACATGGAGAATTGGCTTTATTTTGTAGTTGATTGAATATGTAGAAATGTTGCATATACTATTCATAGCAGAATACTATGGATTTAATGACATACCATAGTGCGTTACTGGGAATTAAATCGAGCAGGAACAGATCGAATTGGACGGTACGAGTTATTATACGAAATAATCCGTGATTATCGGGAGTAACTATATCTGTATACTATAATAAGTACAGCTATTATACGAAATAGATATAACTAGCGGAGGAATATATTATGCGAAATTGGAACGAGAGGTGATTTTGGGAGTGGTCGGATGACTTAGCGACTATCGCACCTCTCTTTTCCTAAAAGGCAAACGACTATTTCACACAAAAAATACGCGACTATTTGACGAAGATTCGCAAGAAAATGCTACGACTATTACTCTGCGGCTATCAGCGGACAGCTAGTTAATATACGATATATAGGACTTTCAAAAGCTAGTCATCTGACGACTTTACGACTATTCTACGACTATTTTATCGGAGAAACTACGACTATTGGCTACGACTATTTCAGCTGGGACGCTACGACTATTGCTGACCTCTATTAGCTATCGGGCGAAAGCCCGAAAAGAGATACGGCGAGAGCCGCCAATGGTTCCGCGCCGCCCGCCGTGCCTTTGCCGCTGGACTGCCCCGCCGGGTGGAGGGTGTCAGGCTGACCCGGTGCCAGATCGAAAGCCGCCGGGCTGACCCTGTGCAGGTGGAGACGCTGACCCCGACGGGCCGGCATGGTCTGCGATGTGTTGCACCGTCTGGCATGGATCCATAACAGGCGCACCCCTGCACCCTTATATACCTTATTATAATAGGCGGCTGTGCTGACCTGTACAGCGTCCTGCGTGGTGGTGGCATCTGGGGTATTGGTGCAGGCCGTCCGGGCGCTGTGATACGCTCCAGCGTGGCGCAGGTGGCGTATAGGCGGCTTGTGTATCTGCTGTATTGTATGCGCTGGAATGGGTCAAATCAACGGAAAAGCCACTGTAAAGCCCTGTAAACGGTTTTTGCGTTGTGGCTGTATAATTGCATGGACGGAAGAAAAGCCGCTGTAAACGCTTGCGTCGGGCTTATACGCAACCGGACAAAAGAAAAGCCCTGCACCCTCAGCAGATGCAAGGCAAAATAAAACCCCCGCCGGAGCGGGGGAAGTAGTGGTATAATCAGCGCTGAGCGCGCCAGATGTTATATTGCGATGCACTCATAATGGTATAGCCGCCGCATACCTTAACAACAACGTCTGCACCGGTTGCGGCCTTGCGTGCATAGTAACGAGACGTATACAGGCCGGTATTGATATCATATCCCTTATTAGTGTTAGTCATTGCATAACCCTCCATATTATATAAGTGTGCTTCCGGCGCCCTTATTTGGACGCCTTAAACAATGCGCTGAAAAACCAGAAAAAGAACAAAACAGCGGATAATATCATTTTGCGTACCCCCTATCAAATATGAGCCGGGTCTGTTTCGTCAAAAATATAATGGAAATTTTCGCCCTTGCGAACCAAGATATCTTCTGTCCAGCCATTAGAAACAACAATTTTTAACATTGTTAACATACCATCATAATATGCTTTATCTTTTGCGTTTTTTTGATGCTGGTATGCTTTATCGAGCGCGGCCAGCGCAGGCGCAAACTTTTTTTCGTCAATCATTTTTTGCCCCCTTATACCACGCTAAAACGCTTGTAGGTGGTGCGCTTGCTGCACTCAGCATAGATATCCGGGTGCGCGGCCTGCAAAAGCTTGCTATCAAGTCGGACGCTCTGCACGTCCTTATACATCACCTTGCAAGCACCTGCAACAACCTCCGGCGCTCCCTGCATCATAGAAATAATTTCATCTCTCAGACTGTCCCGCATCTGCTCCGCTTGCTCTGCCAGCCGCTTATATTCGCGGTACTCGTTGCACTTTTGTTCCAAGTCTGTCATTTTTTAACCCTCCATCATTAACCGTTTAAAATAGCGATCATTACCAACGCACCGAAGATCATGTCGCCCACATACCAGATCGCCGCCCATTGGGAAAAGTCAAGAGTAATCATGTTGTAAACCCTCCGTTAGTCAAATTCCGGCATTGCCAGAATGATTTTTTTGCACCGCTCAACGCTCAAGCGGTACGGCTTGGAGCGGGTCAGGTTGTCCGCTACAATCTGAGTGTATACCATTAACGGCAGCTCAAAAAGCGCGGCGCACTTGGGATACAGGCGCACGGCCTGATTCCTAATTTCAGCGTTTAGTTCGTCGGTTCTCGTCATTTTTTATACCTCCGTATTTTTGCCGTTTGGGTTAATCCAATCGTTTTGGATATCGTACCGCTTGCAGTAGCGGTAAAGGTTAATCAGCTGCACAAAATCGCCAGCACTTATATATGCCTCGTTGTCCGGTGCATCAATGGAACAAATAAGGGTCGTTCCGTTGTCCTCCCGCTGTACAAGTTCCAATTTTCTACCATTGTTCACTTCAAAAACAAGTTTGTTCATACGTTGCACACCTCCCATTAAAACCAGTACAATAAATTCATATCGGTGCCCGGCTTGGTGATTTCTCGGATGCAAGGATACAAGCCATAGCTGTCGATTTGCAAGCCGTATGTTGCAAGCTCTTTGTTGAGCTTTACGCACCGCTTTGCAAGCTGAGTCTGTCGGGTTTTGAGCCATTCAGAGTTATAATAACGGCTGTCGTTGTCAAGCTCCCACGCTCTTGCATCTGCAAGCCCCCAACGCTGCACGCTGTCAAGGAGCTTTCTTGCTTTTTCGTATGCCTCAGTGGGTACGCGGTCAGCGGCTTTATCTGCGGCGGTTGTCAGCGTGTCAAGCGTGGCAAGATCAAACGCGGCGCGGGCTCTGTTGTACCATACACACGCGCGATGGCTGCGGCCTTCGTAGTCTCCCGGAATGGGGCGGGCGGTGTATTCGATCTCTTTATTGTTCATCATGGTTTTGGCCTCCTGTTTTGTTGTGGTGTAAATAAGTTTGTTTACTGTCTATATTGTAAACAATTTTATTTCTTTTGTCAATGGGGTTGCACATAAAAAATAAATATTTTTGTTTACAATAATTTTGTCCGTTTGGGCGTGCCCTATCGGACACATTGCGCAGGCAGTCCAGCGCCCTGCACTCTGTCCGATCGTCCGGGCGTGTGTGTCGTGCCTTGCGTGGTCTGCCCTGCTGCCTGTGTGCTGCGTAACCGTTCCGGGTGCGCTGGGGTCACCCGGGGGGAATAGGGCCGGAGGCCCGGGTGGGGGCGGTGAGTCCCGTCTCCTCCGACCAAAATAAAAAAGGCGTTTTCGGGGTTCCCCTTACCAACACCCACCCCTTCTTCACAAACCAAAACCCATCCAATTGTGCAAGTCTCCAAAAATTCCAAAAAATACAAAAAGGCCCCTTTCGGAGTCTAGACTGTGCTATAATCAGATAAAGGCAACACGCCAAAGAAAGGAAGAAATAAAAAATGAGAAAGAGAATCATTGCGGCGGCTCTGGCGGCGGCTATGATGCTTGCTATGCCTATTAGCGCAATGGCAACTGCAAAGCCTGATGAATGGTCTGCTCCTATTGAGCTGGAAGAAATCAATGCAACGCAGGTACAACCCATAACAATCAAAGAATCCCATAGCCATCTTGAAACCAAGTACGAATACGGCAAAACGAGATACTATGTGTTCTACGCTGTATTGGTTGAGAATCCAAACACCGATTGGGCGGTCGATTTTGTTTCGCTGAATGTTACGGTATACGGCGAAGATGGCTCCGTCTTAAAGACCGGTTCTGAAACGCTGGACTGGGTTGGCGAAGGTGATTCTTATTGGTATGGCGATTATATCGCTTTTGACTCTGATGGCGTTAAGCCGACAAGAATTGAGTATACGACAAGCGCAGAGGACTGGAACGTTCACGAAGCAAGTCCTTCCAATCAGATTATCCGTGCTGGTGAACTGGCCGTCACGAATGTTTCTAAGCGTGGCTCTGGCTATGATTTGCGATTCACTGGACAGGTTACGAACAACAGCCAGTTTACAAGCAATGCAGTCAAGGTCGTTGTCCTTTACAAAATGAAAGACACCGAAGGCAATGAAGTTCCTGTTGGCGGTGAGTATACTTACATCATGGACGGCCTTGCTTCGGGGCAAACAGCATCATTTGAGCTTCATCCGTTAAGCGGATTCACAGGCTACAGCTCTTATGAAGTGGTTGCCATTCAAGATTAACATATAACACAAAAAGCCAGCGGCTAGATGCTCTCTAACCACTGGCTTTTCTTATTGGCTGTTTACTTCTTCAATGCGCTGGTCACGTTCGGCATCGGCATCCAATCGTTAATGTCATGCATGACAATCTTGCCGTTGTCGCACAGGTACGGTCTCAAATCACCGTATTCGTCTGCTTCGTAGGAGAGATAGCCGCACGCAACCTCTTTGCCGTTGCAAGCGATCACTCGCCCGTTGTAGGTTTCTCCAACGTCAGGCGTTCTCCAAAGCCACTCCATATTTTCCAGAGTGTCGCTGATGTATTCGTCAAGATTTTCGTACTTATCGCCGTTAATCATATCCGTTCTCCTTTCACATGGACATCTGGGTCTGGCCGTTCGTGACCTGAACCAACATAACAGAGTTCGCGCACGGTCTCCACTTCTTGATGTACTCGACAGCTTCATCGAACCGCTTCTTCGGCACGTTGTTCCGACTGTTCACGTTGAACCAGTCCTGAATGTCCCGGTTGCATTCCATGAACAGCTTCTGAGAGACGCTGCGGCTCTTGTAGGCCGGGCTGTCCATGCCGCCCAGAGCGTTGATAACCACTGTGTTCACAACACGCTTTAACACACGCTGCTGGTTGTAGTCGATGGTCATAGTGTTCTCAAGAGCAGAAATGCGCTGCTCCTGCTTCATGGTGCGCTGGTCAATCATAAGAATTGCTTGCAGTTCCTTAGAAAGCCCTGCGAACTGGTTGACTGCCGCGTTCTTCTCAAGGTCGATCAGCTTCTGGCGAATCTCCATGCCCTCAGGTGTCCGCTGAATCATTGCAATGTGCTTTGCCATGTCCAGAGTGATAATATGGTCGGTTCTTGGCTTTCCAGCAAGCCCATCAGACCTATTGCTCAAAAATGAGCCATAGTCTTTTCCGTCAACAAAACCATACTCGCACATACGAGGAAACCAGTCTTTGTATGCGGTCTTGATTTTGAGCCGCTCGTGCAGTTCCCGACCCAGCACTACCTTTTCGCCGGTGTCGGTGTCGTACACAGGAATAACATCTTCGGAGAAGATTCGGATGGTTTCGAGGCTATTGTTCATAAAATTTGACCTTTCTATCTTGCGAGAGTAGGCCATCTCTGGTATAATAACCCAAAGAGGGTCTATACTCTCTGAGTGTGTGATGATACGTTCGCTGCTGTCGGCAAACTTTAGCGGGCGTATCATTTCTTTTCATTAAGCATCGGATGAAGCAAGAAGAACGATTCTCGCAGCGCAGAAGACAAGGAAACCATGTTCTTGATGCAGTAGTCTTGCAAGTGATTGAACTGGCGTTCCGTCAAGCTGATAGTTAATGTGCGATTGTATCTCTCAGCATAAGGATTGCTCATATTAGCCCGCCCCCCTTCGATTGTTGGTGATATTAGTATAACTATGTTTTGTGCTAAGTCAAGGTATGAAACACTATCCGTAGTACTGCTATCTGTACTATCTTCCCGTTTTCTACATTTTGCACAAAACTTAGCTATCCTTTTTGGATGCTCCCGCTTCGTACCCTGCCCGGTAGTTCAGCTCGGACAGCTTACCCAGCGCTTCTGCGTACTCCCTGTCCTCGCTGGTCGGCTCTTTGCCGTGTGCGAGTGTTTTCAGAAATTCTTCGGTTGTCGTAGGAAAGTTCATGTTTTTTGCTCCTTTCTATTGCAGAAGTTGCTTGCTTCTGCTATAATAATTGACAGAAACCGAGACTGCGCCCTTGGTTGCGCAGCTTCTGTTTTGTGGTGGAATAGGTCGTCAGTACTACTTTGGACGGTGGGGCTGACGGCCTATTTTTTATGCCACAAAGGATAAATCTGCCGCTGTTGGCTGATTCATCGTGTGTTCTGCTGTCTTAGATTATAGACGCTTGGTATATAGTTGTCAACAGCCCAATTTGTATAATTTGTACGTTAAAACACGTTTTAGTGTACATTTTTGGTAGCGGTTTTGACACTTTAATGTGTTAGAATTGGGGCGGAAATTTATAGTAAAACTTGATAATACGATAATTATACAAGCTGTAAACTAACACAAAAAAGTGTTGATAAAAAAGTGACCCTAATGATAGTAAATAAAATTCCCTATTGACAAACCAAACAAAATTGTTTACAATATAATCAGAAAGGGTGACATGAAATGGGGAAATACAAAAAAGTGACAGAAAAAAAAGAGCCTTTTAATGTTTCAACGAATGGCGTAGAGATAGTTAAAGAACTTATGAAGCAGTATGGCATAACAACAGCTTATATTGCCAATGAAGCTGGCTTCACTTCAAGACAAGCTTTGTATCAGTGCTTTAAGAATGAGAGCTTAAATCTTTCTAGCTTTTATAAACTCCTAAAAGCTATGAATTATCGAATCGTGGTTGAACCCGACATGGGAGATATTGGCGTTGGGGCTTATCGTGTTGAAGGCACTGTAATTGAAAAGGACAGTGATTCTGAATGAACGTAGCGTATGTTCGTGTATCTACTGTCGAACAGAATGAAGCACGACAGGTAGAAGCGTTGAAGCGGCATAACATTGACCGTTGGTTTATCGAGAAGGTCTCTGGCAAGAATATGGATAGACCAGAGTTGCAAAAGATGCTTAAATCGGTTCAGCCGGGCGATACCGTGTTTATCCACGATTTCAGCCGCCTTGCTCGTAGCACAAAGGACTTGCTTGAAATGGTTGAAACGCTGCAAGCTAACGGCGTACACCTTGCCAGTGATAAAGAGAACCTAGATACAGGCACTCCCACAGGTAAACTGATGCTGACGATGATTGCAGCCATCAACGAATTTGAACGACAGAATATGCTTGACCGCCAGCAAGAGGGCATCGAAGTGGCAAAGCAGAAAGGTGTTTATAAAGGCCGCAAGCCCACCGAGTATGACCGCAACCTCTTTGATGTTCTCCATGAACAGGTGGAGAAGCGCATTCTCACGGTCACGGACGCTGCCAAACAGCTTGGCGTGACCCGCCAAACATGGTATCGGATTGCTGAACAGAGAAAGGCTGGATAATATGCAGGGAGAAGAACTGATTGTTAAGAACGGAAGCATAACGCTACGGTCTATGCTTGACTTTGGGGGATTCCTTGAAATCAAGAGGTTTTTGGAAGCCTGTCATTCGGAAAATTGCACCGTAACTTTTGCAAACGAGGAAATTGTCATTTTTCCAAATGATTATGACGCTGCCAAAGATGCTCTCGTTTTTATTTATGGCACATTGGCAGAAAGACACAGTATTATCGAAAAGTATCTCCGCTATAAGCTGATGCTTGGGGATGAAGAACCGAAGCCTACTTTATATAACCAGTGAAAGGAGTAGCTCATGGACAACTTTAATGCCATCTACAAGATTCTCAAACTGCTGGATAAGCACAAGGGCGATGAAGAATTTGACTATGAGCTTATCTCTGCAAAAGCAATGAAGATGAAGGTCTCTGACTGGGAGCAGATTATGATCGAACTGCAAATGAACGGTTTCATTCGCGGTCTGGTCTACACGCAAGACCTGACGAACAAGTTCCCGCATATTGTAGAGCCGATTCATCCGCAGATTACCTTGAAAGGCATGGAGTATCTATCCGAAAACAGCATAATGAAGAAGGTAGAAAAAGGATTAGAAACGGTCGGGCAGTTCTTTTAATTGATTTTGAGAAAGAAATTTTCTAAAATCGCATTATAAAACCGAATATTTGATTTTTGTGCAGTTGTAGGCACTCTTTACATTTTCAGGTAGGGGGTGCCTATTTTTTATGCAGCCAAAGCAGTGTATCGCCATCATTGACAGCATCAAAGCGTATGCAAAGCAGAATCCGACCGAAGCGCAGGTCTATGAGGACTGGTTTCAGGCGGTGGTGAACCTAAGAGACGCTCTGCCGCAGGACAAGCGGTTCGATGCCTACAAATACTCTGGTGAGCTGCGCTCTGTCTGTGCAGCCATGATGGGCAAGATGAAAACAGGCGAGGACGTGGCAAAGGTCTATGACATTATCAGCCGGACGTACCTGTTTGAAGCGAAGGATGTGTTCGACAGCTATTGCATTTACCTTGAATGGAATCGTGCGCCGGAGAAGAAGTTTTATCAGCCGAGAAGAAAGGTGCTTCTGACGCTGGTTCGTGACCTAGAGGACTTATTTTTCCATCGTGTAGAGTTTCTGGGAGTAAGTCAACCTCCGAGAACTGGAAAAAGTACGCTCTGTATATTTTTCATCACATGGCTTATGGGGAATCGCCCTGACGTTGCATCGGTTATGAGCGGACACTCCGACAAGCTGACAAATGGCTTTTACGGCGAAGTGCTGTCCATCATCACTGACCCTGTGACCTACAACTGGGGCAAAATTTTCCCTGACGTTCAGCTTGTGGACAAAAGTGCAAAGGACGAAAGCGTTGACTTGAACCGAAAGAAGCGCTTCCCCACCCTAACCTGCCGCTCAATCGGCGGTACGCTGACTGGTGCTGTAGAAATCGGCGAGGGCGGCGTTCTGTACAGCGATGACTTGATTGAGGACTTGGAGGAAAGCCTGAATGTTGAGCGTCTGAACAACAAATACGATGCCTATTTGAACCAGCTGAAAGACCGCAAAAAGCAAGGCGCATTGGAGCTGATGGTCGGCACACGATGGAACGTGCTTGACCCTCTGGGGCGCATCCAGAACCAGTATGCAGACAACCCGAAGTACCGATTCCGGGTGATTCCTGCGGTGGATGAGAACGGACACAGCAACTTCAATTATGACTATGGCGTTGGTTTTGATGATGCCTACTACGCCGATATGAAAGCCAGCATTGACGATGCAACATGGTGGGCAAAGTATATGGGCAAGCCCTATGTGCGTGAAGGTCTGCTGTTCCCCGCTGACGAACTGCGGTATTTCAATGGCGTTCTGCCTGACGGTGAGCCTGATCGCAAGCTCATGGTCGAAGATATTGCTTGGGGCGGCGGCGATTTTACATCCGGCCCCATCGCTTATGTTTATAATGGTTCTGTGTTTATTCCCGATGTTGTTTTCAATAATGGCGATAAAACCGTTACCAAGCCTGAAACGGTCGGAAAAATTATTCAACATAAATTGAACACATACAGAGGTGAAGCTAATAATGGTGGCGATGAATACTGTGATAGTATAGACAGTATGCTTCGGCAGCAAGGCTATCACTGCTCTGTCCGTAGCCAGCGTGCGCCAAGTAATCAAAGCAAGCTGTCAAGAATCATCCAGTATGCGCCGGACATCAAACAGTTCTATTTCCTTGACGAAAAACACCAGTCGAAAGAGTACAAGGCGTTCATGGAACAGTTAACGATGTTTACGCAGCTTGGCAAAGTTCCGAACGATGATGCACCGGACAGTCTGGCACAGCTTGCCGATGAACTTTACAATGGAATCAGTAAAATTGAGCCTGTCAAGAGGCCGTTTTAATAATTCCCCTAAATAGCCGGTTTCGTAGGCATTAAAATTTGATTTGCCTGTTGACATGGCTTACAATAGTACCAGGAAGATTTGCAGCTTCCTCTAGGTATTGCGTTGGCGAGATTTTTAAGTCATTTTTACTCGTCATTTGTTGTGTAATACCCTACTTTCTTACTCACCCACGACAGCCGCCTTTCTCTGTCGTGGGGATTATATGTTGCGTTTCCGAGTGGACGGAACGTTGTTTGTACTCCCCCAACTGACACGAAGCGGTTCAAACCCGCTACGCAGCACAACTATCCTCTTGCTTTGCATGGGATTTCTCTTTTGACACCTCACCGCTATTCCCGGCTCTCGATGCAAAAGGCTTTTTTGAATTTTCTCCTTTTGCAAAGGGCAGCGGTAAAGTAAGCCGGGCCTTTCGCGGAGTGGAGCAGTCAGGTAGCTCGCTTGGTTACCAAGAGGTCGCTGGTTCAAATCCGGCTTCCGCGTCCGAATCGCAGTCCGAATCATTGCCTGTCCGGCAAACAGAAAGACTGTGAAGGTTTTCCAGGGCGGAAAATAGCACGGCTGGAAGTGCGAACAGTTTCCCAGTAGCTTCTGACAGGCCTGTGCTCAACAGCCTGTTTCCAGAAATTCAACGAAAGGAGCGCTCATGCTAGTTAGAATCTGTTGCCCTTGTATCAGGCAAAACCTAATCTATAAGAACGTTCGCTGCAACCGCTATCTTGGCGAAGTGGACGGACGATACCATTTCAAGTGCGACAGATGCAAGGGCGTTATCGAAGGAGACACAAGGGAAGGATGGGTAAAAATCATCCATCCACCGGAAAAGTAAATAGCTTTTGAAGCGCAGTTTTGGCGCAGTGAGATAGACCTTAACAGGTTTGTCTTGCTGCGCTTTTTATTTTGCCGGAAAGGAGGAAAGCATGGCTGAGTATCAGATAGTTGTTGACGGCTTTTTGAATGAGCCACTGACCGGACGTAGACCGATTGAAACGCCGGAGACGGAAATCAATCGGGCGAACGTGCTGAAAGTGGTCATGGGCAAGGCAGAGCCTATTCATCTGCTGAACAAGAACGAAATCCGCTTTCTGCACAACTACTATTTGGGTAGTCAGCCTGTCCTCCATCGCACGAAGGAATACCACGCTGAAATCACAAACCGCATTGTAGAGAACCATGCCAACGAGTGCGTGGGCTTCTACACCGGCTACATGAGCGGCACACCTTGCTCTTATGTGCGGTCTGAAACGGCAACGGGTGACGGTGAGGAAATCGCCCGCCTGTCCAACGCCTTGCAGTATGAGGGCAAGGACGCTCTTGATCGACGGCTCTGGCAGTGGATGTTGGAGTGCGGACAGGGATACCGCATTGTTCTCCCTGACAAAGGGTACAACGGCAACTACCCGGACGAAACGCCACTGTTGGTGGATGTTCCCGACCCGGACATGGCGTATGTGATTTACAACTCCGGCATCGGGCATAAGCCCATCGCCAACGTGCTGCATATCCCGCGCAATTATCAGAATGACTTGAACGACCTGATTTGCGTGTATACGCCAAACCAGTACTTTGAAATCGACAACGGCAAAGTTACAAAGTCGGAGAGCCACTCCCTCGGAATGCTACCGATGGTCGAATACAAGCTGAACCCGGAGCGGATGGGTCTGTTTGAACCGGCTATCCCTGTGTTGGATGCCATCAACGACCTTGAAAGCAACCGTTTGGACGGCGTGGCGCAGTTCATTCAGTCCATCATGGTGTTTACCAATTGCCTTGTGGACAAGGATGCGCTTGACCAAGTGAAGGAACTTGGCGCAATGTGCCTGAAATCCACTTCTGGTCTGCCTGCTTCTGTTTCGCAGATTGCAAATGAGCTTGACCAGCAGCAGAGCCAGACCTTGCTTGATTCCATGTTGAACGTGTACCGTAGCCTGACCGCTATGCCTAGTGCTACTGGCAGCGAGAACGCAACGTCCGACAACGTGGGCGCAGTTATCGTCCGCAACGGTTGGAATCACACAGAAGCAAGAGCGCAGCAGTACGAGAATATGTTCAAGTATGCTGAACGCCAAAGCTTGTCTGTAATGCTGAAAATCCTGCGTGACACGGCTGGCTCTAAGCTGATGGCAAGCGACATCAACATCAAACTGCCACGCCGCCAGTACGATAACCAGCAGAGCAAGGTTCAGATTTTTGCACAGATGATTCGGCAGCCGATTGACCCGCAGTTGGCGTTCACTACGCCCGGTCTGTTCCCCGACCCACAGGCTGCTTACGAAATGAGCAAGCCCTTCCTGATTGCTTCCGGCAAGCTGGGCGAGGATGGGAAAGCACCGAAACCGCAGGAACAGCCTAAACAGAATGTTACCGACACAAATGCCGGGAACATGGCAGACAAACAGTCTACCGATACCAATAAAGAAACAGAGGGAGAATAGCCCTTTGCCATAAACACGGCAGGGAAGCCGGGATACAAATTTCGCAGCGTTGCAGGGAAGCAACGGTAAAAAAACGCAGGAGGAAATTAACGATATGAAGCTCAATGTGTTGCTTGGTGATGCCTACAAAGAGGGCATGACCGCCGATGAAATCATTTCTGCGCTTGAAAAGGTTGCAGACCCTAGCGCAGAGGTTGAGAAGCTGCGCAACGCCGTGACGAAAGCCAATGGCGAAGCTGCCGAGTACAAGAAGCAACTCAAGGCAAAGCGCACCGATGACGAGAATGCCGCGCAGGAACAGGCTGACAAGCTGGCAGAGATGCAGAAGCAGATTGAAGCCCTGACTGCCGACAAAGAAAACCTTGTCAAGGAAAAGACCCTTGCATCTTACCGTGAGAAGTTCGTTGCACAGGGTTATGACGCTGAACTTGCTAACAAGGCTGCATCTGCACTGGCTGACGGTGACATGGACAAGGTGTTTAAGTTCCAGTCGGAGTTTATGACCGCCCACGATACCGCATACAAGGCTTCTCTGCTGAAGGATATGCCCACACCTCCGGGTGCGGATGGCAAGGGCGGTTCTGACAGCGAAGGTGTGGCGTTTGCTAAGAGCCTTGCACAGCAGAACGCAAATACTTCTAAGGCATCGAGTGACGCAATGAGTGCTTTCCATTAACAAGGAGGAAAACATGAAGTTTACCCGAAATACGGTCAACGGAATCAACGATACCATCCTTGCTTCCAATGACTACACCGCCATCCCCTTTACCGTGACCGAAGCCGCTGCGGTTAAGGCTGGCTATCCCATGACGCTGGCTGGCAAGAAAGCTGTTGCTGCTGGCGAGACTGGTTCTAAGACCATCAACGCTGACGGCATCCTGCTGTATGACGTTGACCCGGCAGAGAACCCCAACGCTACCTTGCTGATTCGTGGTGTTATCGACACCAAGAAGGCAGCAGCAAGTTCCAGTTTCACCTTTGACGCTGACGCAATCAAGGCACTCAAGACCGCCGTCCCCGGCATCTTCTGCCGTGACAACATCAGCGTAAACGCTTAATAGGAGGTAAAACAACATGGCACTGAATCTTAAGAAAGTCTTTGCCCCGGCTGCGATTGCCGCCTATTGGACGAACGACCCCACCAACGCGATGCCCTTTGCATCTGATGCACTGTTCCCCGCCAAGAAGAAGGCCGGTCTCGACCTGAAGTGGCTGCGTGGTCACAAGGGCGTTGGCGTGTCCCTGATGCCCAGCGCATTTGACGCAAAGGCTACGTTCCGCACCCGTGAGGGCTTCAAGTTCGATGAGACCGAGATGCCGTTCTTCCGTGAGGGCTACCATCTGGGTGAGAAAGACCGTCAGGAAATCCTGCGTGTTCTGGACAGCAACGATCCCTATGCCCGTGATGTGATGAACCGTCTGTACGATGACACCGCACAGCTTATCACTGGTGCGCGTATCGTTCCTGAGCGCATGATTTGGCAGCTGCTGGCTCCCGTCAATGGCGTTCCTGGCATCACCATCAAGGCAAACGGCGTGAACTACACCTACAACTACGACCCGGACGGCACTTGGAAGTCTACCAACTACAAGGAAGTCTCTGCCGTAAAGTCCAAGTGGAACGTCGCCACCGCCACCCCCATTGCAGACCTGAACGCCGCAAAGGACGCTGTTCTGGCAAGCGTTGGTGAGGTTGTGACTGAGGTGTACATGAACACCGCCACCTTCCGCAACATGATTGCTGCGGACGAGGTGAAGAACCGGTTTATGACCGTCACCGCAAAGGCAAACGCTGTTCTGCTGGACGCCGAAGCACGGCAGATTATCGAATCTGCAACCGGTCTGAAGATTCATCTGTACGACAAGATGTTCAAGGCAGACCAGTACAGCGCAAGCGAGAAGTATCTGCCTGACGGCATGGTGGTGGTTGCTCCGTCCGGTGCTTTGGGCAGCACTTGGTACGGCACTACTCCTGAAGAGGCCGACCTGCTGTCTGGTCAGTCTGGTGCATCCGTGTCCATCGTGAACACTGGTGTTGCCATCACCACCGAGCTGACCATTCACCCGGTCAACGCCAACGTCTATGCTTCCGAAATCGTCCTGCCGTCCTTTGAGCGCATGGACGCTGTGTACTGCATCAAGGCTTACTAAGGCGAAAGGAGGAAAGCAGCATGGGAGACCAGTATTCCGAAGCGGCAGTCAAGCTGGGGCAGTACATTGCCCCTGCACTTGACCGTGAAATCACGGACGAGGACTACCCACTCTTCGACCTGCTGCTTGATTTTGCCAAAGACAAGATATTTGCACAGGGTTACCCCTTCGGCAACAGACCGGACGAGCTGCCCTCGCAGTATCAGTCGTTGCAGATACGCATTGCAGCGGAACTGTACAACCACATCGGCGCAAACGGACAGACGAGCTACACCAACAATGGCATTACTCGTGTGTGGGAAAGCTCTGATGTGGCACAGTCCCTGCTGAATGAAGTGGTTCCGAGAGTAGGTGTTATCGGCTGATGTTCAATGGAAGCCCGCTGGATAAACGCCCGCTGTGGTATTCAAACCCGGTTGGCGAGAAAACGCCTGTTGTGGACGAATGGGGAAACGAGACTGGCGAATCCGCATACGAATCGTGGAGTGCCCCCGCAAAGTTGATGCTGAATGTCAGTCCCCCTACTGGTTCTGCGGAGGCAAACCCTTTTGGAGCGTTCACGGATTACAGTTACGTTGTCAGTTCGTCCAGCAAGAAGCGCAACACACCGCTTTATGAAGGTACGCACGTCTGGTTTAAGACGGACATTTCAAAGCCCTTCAATTACACTGTGGTCAAGGTCGCAGAGCATATCACGGACACGCTGTATGCGTTGAAAGAGGTGGCTGCAAGTGAAAATTAAAGTGAGGTTGAGCGATGCCGGACTTCGTGATGCGGAACGTCAGATACAGGAGTACAAGGCCACCCTGAACAAAAAGGCGCAAGAGTTTGCAAAGGCGCTAGCGCAAAAAGGCATTGACGTTGCGACTGTGCGGTTTGCTAACGCACAGTATGCTGGCGACAATGACGTAACAGTTGAGCACGACCCGGTACAAACGCCAAATGGCTTTGCAATCGTAGCGCACGGAAAAGCAGTTGCGTTTATCGAGTTTGGCACTGGCGCACATCACAACGGATATGGCGGTGAACTGCCGCCCGGCGTTGGTGCACATGGCTCCTACGGTAAAGGTCAAGGCGCAAACCGCAGATGGTACTACTACGGAGAATCTGGCAATGCTGGCACGCCTGTCAAACAGGTGGATGGCAAAGGTCAGTTGAATTACACCGATGGCAACGAACCCGCTATGGCTATGTGGGGGGCCGTTGAGGAAATGGCTTCTCAAGTCGAAGCAACGTGGAGGGAGGTTTGGAATAGTTGATCGATTATTTCAACTCTATCTTCACGGTTGTTGCTAAGGAATTGCGAAAGCAAGTGCCCGGCATCTTCGTTACTGGTGAAATCAATGACAGCAACGTCAAGAAGTTTCCGTGTGTGCAGATAGAGGAAAACAGCAATCTTCCTGTACACATTGATTCTGCTGGTCACAGCAAGTACGCTGCCGTTTCCCTGCGTGTGCGCGTCTACTCCAATAAGGATACTGGGCGCATTGCAGAGGCACGTTCCATCGTTGGAATCGTGGATTCTGTTCTTGAACCGCTTAAATTTTATCGCAAATCGTTTGCCCCGTTGAATGGGCTGTACAACAATTCCGTCTATCGGATTGATTGCAGCTACGGGGCAACAATCGGAGAGGACGGAATGATTTACCGAAATTAAGGAGGTAAACATTCTATGAGTACTGCTATCTCCGGTCTGAATACCACCCTGTATTGTGGCGACAGCGCAACCGCTCTGACGAAGCTGTGCGACATCAAGGATGTGCCCGACCTGATCTCCGAGCCGAACCTTCTGGATGCCACCACCCTGTCTGACCCTATGCAGGTCAACATCTTCGGCATCATTCAGAGCGACACCAAGTCCTTTACTGCCAACTACAACAAGGCTGACTATACGAAGGTCAAGGCCGCTGGCTATGATGAAACTTCCGAGAGCAACGCCGTGAAGTACTACGCCCTGAAGATGCAGGACGGCTCTGGCTTCACTTGGCAGGGTATGCATCAGGTTGGCTTGTCCGGCTTTGGCGTGGACGAGGTTGTGGAAATGACCATCAACTGCATTTTCACCAAGAAGCCTGAGTTCAGCGAGACCCTGACTGTCACTGGCGGCTAAACCGCAAAAATCGAATCAATCAAACTGGGCAGAACTGAACAATGGATTTGGTTCTGCCCCTATTTATAAAGGAGAGCATTTATTATGGCTGCTAAGGTTATCAACTTTCATTCCCCCGATGGCAAGAACACTTACGAGCTGACTTTCACCCGTGACAGCGTGGAAGCTACCGAACGCGCAGGCTTTCAGATTGGCCAGTACACTCAGATGACCAATCTGCTGTCCAACTCCCGTGCCCTGTTCTACGGTGCGTTCATTGCCCGCAACAAGGGCATCAAGCGCAAGGTCGTTGACGAAATGTTCCAGCATATCGAGGAGAAGGAAGACCTGATGGGCATTCTGCTTGAGATGTTCATGGATGCTTCCAAGTCTCTGCTGGCAACTGACACTGAGGACAAGACCGCAAAAAACGCAACGTGGGAGATTGTGTAACCGCACAATCTCAGGAAGCAGACAAAGAGGGAGAACCATTCTCCTTCTCCAAGCTGTTCCACGATGTAGAAGCCTATTACATCTCCATCGGCATGACCTACGACCAGTTCTGGTACGGCGATGTCTGGCTGGCAAAGGTCTACCGTGATGCAGAGGAGCTGCGGGAACGCAGAGCCAACGCAGAAGCGTGGAGAAACGGCTTTTACATGGCATCTGCGCTTTCCTCTACGGTTGGCAATATGTTCCGCAAGAAAGGGTCTAAGCCCATCAAGTACATGGATAGACCGATTCCCCTTACCCAAAAGGAGAAAGACGAGTATGAATACCAACGCGCAGTTGAGGCGCAGGAGCGAATCAAGAGAATGATGTTCTCTATGATGGAAAGTGATGGTGGTAGTGATGGCTGATGTTGATATTACGAGCTTATCCGTAGAAATTTCTGCGGAATCGCAGGGCGCAGAGCTTAATATCGACAAGCTCGCTACCGCCATTTCTAATTTGCGGACGAAAGGCAACGTCACAAAGGTTGTGAACAGCCTTGACAGGCTGGCCGGTTCCATTGCAACGCTGAAACAGGCATCCGCCGGAATGTCCGGGCTGGACAAAATCACCAGCTTTCTGAGTGGGCTTTCTAATGTCAACACGACTGCAAGCGCAAAGAGCATTAACACGGTCGTGAATGCAATCAAGAAGATTCCTGCGGCTGTGTCTGGCTTGAACGGCGTGGACTTTTACTCCATGTCTGGAAGCATTACTCAGCTCACTAACGCTTTGGCTCCGCTGTCCATTTTGGACGAATCGAACCTTAAAGCTCTTGGCAGCGCTTTCAATGCGATCGGAAAGGTTCCTGACCTGACCGACAAGTTAAAAGCGACTGATCTTGATTCTTTTGCAAGCTCTTGCCAGAAGATTTCTGCTGCCCTTACTCCCCTTGCATCTCAGCTTGACAAGGTGGGCAATGCTTTTGCAAAGCTCCCTCCGCAGTTGAGCAAGGTGGTGACACAGGCTAACCGTGTGACTGCTGCCAACGAAAAGCAGCGAAAGAGCTATCTCAGTCTGTCCAATCAGATGAACGGCTTTATGCGAAACATGGCAAAGCTGGTTTCGTTGAAAGCTATCGCTGAGTATCTTGGTAACGCTGTTGCGAAGTTTAACGACTTCTATGAAGCAACAGACTTGTTCCATAATGCTATGGGCAATTTGAGCGGTGAAGCCGATACGCTCATTAGCAAGATGCAGGGGTTGCTTGGCGTTGATCCGACCAAAGCAATGACCTACATGGCTACCATCCAGAGCTTGGGTACTTCGTTTGGCCTGACCAGCGACAAAGCATATGTTCTGTCCAAGAACCTGACCCAGCTTGCCTATGACGAAGGTTCCTATTGGAACAAGGACGTTGCAGAAACCTTTACCGCAATGTCCTCCGCTATTTCTGGCGAGATTGAGCCTATTCGCCGTTTGGGCATTGATCTAACTCAGGCACGGTTGCAGCAGGAGCTTCTTGCTTTGGGCTTTAACAAGCAGGTTTCTAGCTTGTCTCAGGCAGATAAGGCGGTTCTGCGTTACATTGCCATTATGAAGCAGACTGCCAACGTGCAGGGCAACCTTGCACAGACCATCCAGAGCCCTGCGAACCAGATTAAAATCCTGAAAGCGCAGCTGGATATGTTGGCGAAGTCTGTTGGCTCTCTGCTCTACCCTGCCCTGAAATCCATTCTCCCCCCGCTGATTGCCGCCGTACAGCTCATTCGAGAGTTTGTTGAATGGGTGGCAAAGCTGATGGGCGTGAAGGTCGTGTTCACTGATTTCACAAAGAGCGCTGACAGCGTTGGCGGTATCGGTGACGCAATGGATGATACAGCCGATTCGACAAAGAAAGCTGCCAAAGCCCTCAAAGACTACACGATGGGTTTTGATGAGCTGAACATCATTGACCCCACACAGGGAAGTTCTGGCTCTGGTGCTGGTGCTGGCGCTGCTGGCAACATCTTGGGCGATGTAGACCTGTCCGGCTACGATATGTTCAAGAACTATGTTGGCACATCTATTGATGAAATCAAGGAAAAAGTAAAAAAACTTCTTCCAATCATTGCAGGTGTTGCAGCCGGATTTGCCGCTTGGAAAATTGCTGATTTTCTTTTTAGCCAGTTAAACAATGTCCACGGGTTAGCTTACAAATTGGGGCAGGTTGTTGGAGAATTACGAAAGAAGTTAGGGCTTGTCAACCCTGAACTTGCTGTAATTGCTGGTACTGTGGCACTAATTGTATGGCGTTTTGTGGACTTGTATCAGAACAGCGAGAAATTCAGAATCGGTCTGCAAAGAATAAAAGACCTTATTGAGCTTGCTGCACTTGGATTCTCTCAGGGATGGAATATTTCTCTTACTGAAGGAAAACTTGGACAATCCATTGAGCATTTAAAAGAATCCATTAAAATACTCGCACAGCAAATTCTCGACCTTCTGCCTGATGAATGGAAAGAAAGCGCTTCTAACGCATTTGAAACAATCCGACAAGTCGTAAAGAAGTTGGACTTGGATTTAGGAGATTTGGCTCTAACCTTAATTGGAATTGGATTGATTATCAGCGGTCATCCTGTAGCTGGTCTCGCCGTTATCGGATTTGAAGCCGTTTCTGTTGCGATTCGCGGATTAGGTAGCGAAAGCGAAAAAGAGTCTTTTGGCTTAAAATCCGATTGGCATAGCGCTTTTCAACAGCTTGGAATTGATGCTGGAAACATGGCATCCTTCTTTGTTGATGGATTTGCTCAAATTGTGGATAGCATTTCTGATTTTATTCGTTGGATTAAAGACGGAATCAGCGAATCTGAGCGTTTGGATGTCACGATGAACAAAACTTTGTTCCCGAATGCTCTTCTTGGATTGGCTGACCTGATTGCAGATATTGAGACATTTGTTCGTTGGGTTAGCAAAGGCCCAACTGAGGCTGAGCGCCTTGACGTTTCAATGAATCAAGGCTTCATTGCTAATGCCCTTCTTGGCTTAGCAGATTTGATTTCCGACATCGGAAGCGTGATCGATTGGTTTGTTCATTTGGATGACCATATCAAATCGGCCGGAGAATCTTTTACGAGGTTCTTGGATGGAGTGGAAAATTGGGCAGCAGAAGCGGGAAAAGCTGCTGCAAACATGGTAAACGCAGTTGCAGACGCAATCGCTTCTCTGCCATCAAAAATGTATGAAGCTGGGAAAAACGTTTGGCAAGGTCTTGTAAAAGGCATTCAGAGCGGAATCAGCAACGCAACTGGAGCGGCTGCAAATCTTGCCAAAGCCGTCATCGATAAGTTCACTACTGAGACTGATATCCACTCCCCTTCCAAGCTATTTGAACAATTTGGTATCTACATCGACCAAGGCCTTGCAAACGGTATCACTGCTACTGTCCCCTACGTCACCACATCTATGCAGGGCGTTGTAGCCGCTGTGCAGGAGAAAGGCAACGAACTGATTAACACCGGTTCTACTCAGGCTACCAACTACGTTGCCGGGTTCTTGAACGGTCTTGACATCCAGTGGCAGCAGATTGACCAGAGTTTACAATCTGATTTCTTTGGCAGCATTGGCACTCTGTGGGATGCGATTTCTAACGGCGACCTTGAAAAGCTCGGCACATGGGCCGCTTCCTATTTCTATCATGCAATGGATGATGAGCAGCGAAAGCAAATCAAGTCCATTGCAGATAACAGCTTGCAGTGGTTGACACAGGGCTTGAGCAGCGTTTGGAACAACATTGCCGGTATGGCTTCTAGCTTTATCAGTCAGTTCGTTCCTTCCGCTATGGCTGCAACGTCTGCTCAAACAAGTTTGAACATTGCAATGGATGCAAACCCTGTTATGCTGGTTATTTCCCTGATTGGCATGTTGGTTGGCGCTCTTGTCAATTTTGCCAATAAGAACAAGAGCATCGCCTCGTTCCTGTCTAATCTTTGGTATGGAATCGGCGATTTCTTCTCGATTGTTTTTGAGGGGATTCTCCGCGTTCTCGGAACGGCAATTCAAGGCATTGTTGCTGGAATAAATGCTTTAATTGACGCACGCAATTTCTTTAATCCCTTTGATAAATGGGGGCATATCAGCAACCCTCTTTATGATTGGGCTGATAATGTTGCGAGTAGTCGTGCGGAAAGCCAACGTAAACGTCAAGAAGCGGCCAATAGTGGCTTTGACGATTCCAAAGACCCAACTAACTACGAACAGCAGTACAAGGAACTGCAAGAAAAGTACAAAAATGGTTCTTACCCAGGAACGAAAGAATGGGATAAGAACAATGGTACGTCTTCCGGTTCTTATGGGAGCACCACCACTGTAAATGTCAACATCAACGAAGAGGAAATGCGTGAATCTGTCTACAATGGCACTTACAACGCATTCCTCGACATCTTCCAGCGGTATGGTGACGAACTGACCGGTGGTAAGGAACTAAAAATTTACCTTGACGGAAAGCAGATTACAGCATCCGTTGAGAAGCGGCAGAACGCCCGTGGGCAGTCTTTGATGGGCAGTGAAGTTTACAGCTACTAAGGAGGTGGCGGTTTATGGCGATTCCAGCACTGGTAACGGTAAATGGCGTAGACTTGCCAGAACCTTCTTCTTACGAAGCGACCACTAGCACCATCGTGGATTCTGGACGAAACGTTCAAGGTAAAGTAGTTGGCTCTGTTGTGCGGCATGATGTAGCAAAGGTGTCCCTGAAGTGGAACTACCTTACCGCACAACAGTGGGCCGCTATTCTCAGCCTGTTCACGACACGGTTTTACTGTACCGTTCGCTTTTATAACCAGGCAAAGGCTGGATACGACACGCGGCAGATGTATGTTTCAGACCGAACATCTGGTATGTGGCGGCGCGGGCCTAAAACCGGTAATGTGATGGGCTTTACGAATTGTTCGATTGCGCTTGTGGAGGTATAGCCTATGGTACAACCTTCTCAGAAGTGGCTTGACAAGTTTTCCGAAACGCTTGTGCCGGAGATGTTTGTACGCATCACCTATGGCGTTACAGAACCGGGTTTGCAAGAAGACGCGATTCCTAGCACAAATGGCGAAACGTTCTTCAGCAATGTATCTTCTGTCGTTGACAGTGAAGCACATACTTATACGAAATATTCTACCGGTGAATTAAATTTCACTGTTTTGGACGGTAATTATACCTTGCCTGATAGAAGCGTAAAATCTCAGGAGGCTGGTTATGTTAGTGAAAATTGCGTTTCAACTTCAAACCACCCGATTATTACACTCTCGTTCAGCAAAATTCATACCGTGACCATTCCTGGCATTACCATCACATGGTCGTCAACGTTCAATGAATGGCCGACAAGATTCAAGCTGACCGCGTATTCTGGAAGCACAGTCGTATCCACCAAAACAGTGTCGGATAATTCCTCTATCACCACTGACATTGACTTTGAGATTGCAAACTATGATTCCATTTCTATTCAAATCTTGTCGTGGTGCTTGGAAAATCGCCGTGCAAGAGTTGAGCAAATAAAGCTGGGCCAGTTTATTGTGTTTGAGAAGAAAGATATTTTTTCGTACAAGCACGATTCCGCAAGAGACCCGATCAGCGGTCAACTCCCGAATGACAGCATCACTTTTACGGTGGATAACAGCACGCAGAAGTGGAATCCGATCAACCCGGAAGGCCTTTACAAATACCTGTATGAGCGCCAGCCTATCTCTGTGGAGTACGGCATGGACTTGGACGGAACGGTAGAATGGATTACTGGTGGTAAGTTCTTCTTGTCTGAGTGGAGTGTTCCTTCTAATAGCATTGAAGCTAGCTTTACGGCCCGTGATGCTTTTGGCTATCTGATGGTCTCCAACTACACGGGAAGAATGTATGGCACTCTTTATGAGATGGCCTACGATGCGTTGGAACTTCTGAGCGACAACGTGGCAACGTTTCAGATTTCCGAAGAGCTGAAAAATTATAGCACAGATATTACAAGCCAGGATAAAAGCAATTATAAGGACTCTGACATTTTGCAGATGGTTGCTAACGCAGCTGGTATGGCAATATATCAAACCAGAGAAGGTGTGATTGTAATTGGACGCATTCCTGACATTTCCACTGCAAAAGCAAACCTTTCCGGTGAAATCGACATTGTCAACAACTTCAACTGGCCTGAGATTGCGTTCTCTTCCCCTTTGAAAAATGTGACTTGTTCGATTGATGTAAAATCTTCCGATGGTTCAAGCACTACGAGCAAAACGTATTCTTACCCAGAAAACCCAACAGGGAGCGGAGCAACGCAGACTGTTAGCAATGAAATGCTGTCTCAAAGCGTTCTCAGCCAGAGCAGGAATATTTTGACAGAAGCATACAAGGTGCTTTCTAACCGCCGCAAGGTCACATTGGAATATCGCGCAAGCCCACATTTTGACGCTTTGGACTATGTTCTTGTTCATCACCAGTTTGGCTATTCCTCTATACTGTTGACTACGAGCTTTTCTTATCAGTATTCCGGTTGTTTTCACGGGACGGTCGAAGGGTATCTCTTGGAAGGAGCTGATGTTCGTTGACCCGGTGGATTACAGACAGAACCAATAATGACGTTGCGCAAGTCAAGGTGCTTGCATTGAAAGCAAAAGCAGGAACGTGGACAGAGAAAGAGCAGGCAGAATGGGCCGCTGGCATGAAGGGCGCTCTGAGCTATATGGACTACAACCGCATTGAAGGTGGAATCCAAGAGATCGCGTCCATCTTGAACGCATCTGTTTCGGTAAAAACCGATTGGGATGTAAATGGATACCTGACTGTCTCGGATGCTTTCCGGTGGCTTTCCAATATCAGAACTATCCGGTCTTTGTGCAGCGGCAAGAATGATACCCCCGAAACCCCAGCTTCCCTCAATTACCTGCACTATACGATTATCAATCAGGTCGAAGAAATTCTACTTGATATCGAAACGATAGCCAATAACCATCTAATCTACTGCTCAGAGCCGGTCTGTGGAGGTGAACCTTACTATGCACTTTGTTGACCGAGAAGCAAAGTACCCAAACCGATGGACAATGAAAAAGTCTGACGGCACATCGGAAATTGTTACACTGATTCGCAACGACGAGCCTGTTGTTGAAGGCACTCCGATGAATGCTGAAACGCTGAACACTCTTTCAGATGTTGCAGGCGCAGACATTGCAAGGATTGCCGCTGAAAAAGCAGAGCTGAATGCAAAACTGTCCGAAGTGAATGCAAAAACGTCCGCACAAGAGTCCCAGAAGCAAGCCGAAAACTCCGCTGAAAGCGCTCGACTTGCAGAACAGAGTGCGAATAAGGGCGGTTGGATGAACTTTGAACAAGAAAACGGCGTTCTTTATATGGTTAAAAGTGACAGCTTGACCGAAATAAATATGCAAGACAACGGCTCTGGGATTTTGGAGGTGACGTTTGAATGAGCAAAACAATTGAAATCGGCCCTTATAGCGCTTATGCCATTGCTGTAAAGTATGGATATGTTGGCACAGAAGAGGACTGGATTAAAGCGGTCGAAGCAGCTCGAAAGAGCGCGGAGACAAGCGCAGCCAATGCAAAGCGGGAAGCGGATGGGGCTTCTACTTCTGCTGCTACTGCCACTGAACAGGCCAGGATTGCCACCAAAAAAGCTGGCGACTCCGCTGCATCCGCTGATGCTTCTGCATCCAGTGCATCTGCCGCTGCAACCAGTGAAGCCAATGCAAAGAAATACTCGGAAGAGGCCGGGGCCAAGGCAAGTACTGATAAAACCCTCAGCATCGAAAACGCCCCCGCCGACGCAAAGGCTACCGGTGACGCTCTGGCAGGCAAAGCAGACTCCGTCGTTCCACATGATCTTTCGATTCCGATCACGGGGTGGCAAACAGACACAGAAGTTGCAGAATACCCACATTACATCGACATTACAGCGGATGTTACGTCCACGACTGTGGTATCTGTCAGCATCGACCCTGCAAGCGCAGACGTAGCCGGTAAAGCTATGCTTGTAAACCCCGAAACTCGAACCGGAGCTATCCGTATCCGTGCGCACAACATTCCGACTGCGGAAATTTCCGCCCGGTGGTATCCCATCAAGTATGGCGGTCAGTTCTATGGTGACGGCTCAATTTACTCCAACTTCCTGCTTGCGGCACATCCTGTGGGCAGTATCTATCAGACCATCAGCCCGGAAAACCCGGCTGTGACTTTTGGCGGTGGCACGTGGGAAAAGATTGCGCAAGATAGGGTGTTAATGGGTGCAAGCGACACGCATCCGGCTGGTACGACGGTTGAGGCAGGTTTGCCGAATGTTAAAGGTACGTTTATTGCCGCACTTCGAGATGGCTTTACCAACGATTCAGCTAATAAAATAACAGGAGCTTTCTACGAAAACGGCATCACTACCGGAGATGATAACTATAACAGCATCTCAACAGATGTCGGTATTCCCTCCGGCGGTGCGCCCTTCGGATTTGATGCCTCTCGTTCCAATTCCATTTATGGTCGTAGCACTACCGTCCGCCCCCCGGCATACTTTACTTACACTTGGCTTCGTACTGCCTGAAAGGAGAAACAATGGCACTAGGAGAAATCAAAAATGGCATTGGCCCTGATGCCTATGCTATCTATCAGCAAGTTCTTGCGGCGGTAGTCGAGCGAGACCACCCCGTGGGCAGTCTGTACATCAGCGAAAACGCAACCAGCCCTGCCGAGCTGTACGGCGGCACATGGGAACGAATTGAGGGCAGATTTATCATGGGCGCTTCCGATACCTACCCGGCAGGGAGTACGGGTGGTAGTGCAACGCATACGCAAACAGGTGCCGAGCTTGCCCCCCATGAGCATCTTATCGGAAGCAATACTACCGGAGATATGAACATTCCTGCTTGGAGCTGGATTTCCGAAATGACTCAAATCAGCTCGGAAAAAAATATTTATCAAACTTATTCCATGCGTTCCGGGGATGGTAAACCTATGGACATCCTCAACCCCTACTACTCCATGTACATCTGGCGGCGTGTTGCCTGAAAGGAGCACACATGAAAATTATTGACAGTAACGGCAACCCCATCGAAGCCCCCGACCTGACGAAAGGCTACCTCAAGCCCGAGACCCAGACCATCCACCACGATGCTGTGGCAGGTGTGGAAGAGGTCAGCCACTACGAGTACAAGACCTACCCCAACGGGGGCCGTGACCGTTGGAAGGTCATCGATGTGCCCGGTGTTGACCCTCAGCCCGCCTGGGATGAGGAAGTGCCGGTGATGCGGTACATCCGCTACACCGCAGAAGAGCTGGCTGCGCAGGAAAAGGCCCGCAAGGAAGCAGAGGAAAAGGCACAGCTGCCCACCGCAGAAGAGCGTATTGCTGCTCTGGAAGCGGCTATGCTCGACCTGCTGGCCGCACAGTAAAGGAGGATGTTATGGTTTTGTTCTATGTGACCCAAATTAAATTGCACCGCTTTGACGGCGCTTTTACCATCGACAACGTGCCTGACCGGTACAAGGATGCCGTGATGAAAAAGCTGACGGAGGAGGGATTTTATGAGGTGGAAAGTAATGCTTGATTTCCTGCGGGATATCTTTTCTGCCCTCTCCCACGCTGCCGGTGACAGCGCCGACAAGGAAGAACCTGCCCCTGCACCGGACGTGCCCACTGTGGACACCGTGACCGGGTGGGCAGGGGAGCCACCTTACCGGTACATTGACGTGAGCCGGTGGCAGGGCACAATCGACTGGGAGAAAGTCAAGTCTACGGAGTACAGGGGCGTAATGCTGCGTGCACTGGGCAACAAGGGCGGCAATCCTTATTTTGACCCCTGCTTTGAGAAGAACTACGCCGGCGCAAAGGCCGCAGGGCTTGACGTTGGCGTATACTGGTACAGCGCAGCCACCACACAGGCTGGTCTGGATGCAGAGCTGTCCATGCTGAAAGAGGCTGTCCGTGGGAAAGAGCTGACCCTTCCGGTCGCTATGGACGTAGAAGATTCTCGTCTTGCGGTGCTGAATGCGCAAGAGCTGACCGACCATGTGGCAACGGCCCTGCACGAAGTGGAGCAGATGGGCTTCTATGCCCAGCTCTACACCTACACCAGCTTCGCAAAGGCACATCTCTTTGTGGGCGGCGCGGCTCTGCACCCTTATGACGTATGGCTGGCCGACTACACTGGCAAGACCCCGAAGGTAGATTTCAAGTACAATGCCCACCAGCACACCAGCAAGGGCAGCGTGCCGGGCATCTCCGGCAACGTTGACCTCAACGTGACAGAGATCAACTACCCCCGTATCATCCGCAAGAAGGGTCTGACCCGTCTCCGGGAGGACAAATGACCGAAAAAGAAGCTTTGCTGTGGGTGCTTGGCATCCTGGGTAGCCTGTGTGCTGCAGCCATCACCATTGACAAGGTGCTGGAAATCATTCACAAGTACATCAAGAAGGCGCAGGAGCCGGACAATGCGCAAAATAAGCGGCTGGATGAGCTGGACAAGCGCATTGGCACCTTAGAGCAGGGCCAGCTTCAGCACACGCAAGCCCTCGCCCGCGACCTGCGCCGCTTTGACGAAATCGACGAGGTGAGCCGCCTTACCCTTAACGGGGTGCGCAACCTTTTGGACGCGCAGCTGTCCGGCAACAACCGCGAGGGAATGCAGAAGAGCCGCACCGACATCGACAACTATCTTTTGAAAGGAGTCACCAATCATGGAAGCGATTCGTAATCTTTTGACCGCACTTCCCACACCTGTGGCCCTCGTGCTCATGCTGGGCGGCTTTGCGTTTTACGCACTGGGCTGCATCCGGCTGGGCTATGGTGCCGCTGTCAAGGGCACTGTGCTTGACCTGATCGAGCAGGCAGAGCATGAGATTCAGGGCACCAAGCGCGGCGCAGAGCGTAAGGCGTGGGTGGCGCAGATGCTCCGCACGGCCCTCAGCGCCAGCAAGTGGGGCAGATTCATCTCGTGGGCCATCACCGATGAAACCATCGGCACCGTGATTCAGTTTTTCTTTGACCGCATGAAGGCGGCACTGGAAAAGGAGTAAGGAGGATATCATGGCAAGCACTACATACGGGCATTTTGTTGACACTAACAAAATGTACGCCGCACAAGAGCAATTTCGTGACATCACGAAAATGGTCTGCGCACGTTTTCGTGGCTTCACGAAAACATGCCATCTCGGTAACGCCCCCGTAATGGTGCGCAACGCTGGAGAGTTGCCGCAGCCTTTTTGGCTCGGTGCTGCCTGTGGCGGCGGCTCGCGTAGTGCTGCCCGCTGTGCTGCAAGGACTTGACCGACAGCAAATGACCGCCGCCATCAAAAGCGCACCGCTTGGGAGGGTAGACCGTAAGATAGCCTTACTGCGGTACGTTGAACGGCTTCCGTTGCCGGACATTGCAGCACAGACGCATTACAGCCGGACGGCGATAGGCTACCGGCTAAAAAGCATTGAAAAAATGCTGGATGTGTGATATCATAATCTTAATTGGATGTGATTTCTCACGAAACGCATTGAAGCGGCAGGCTTTCGGGTCTGCCGCTTTTCTTTTTGCACGAATTATGGTATAATAATCTTAACAAATCCTCCCGGCCTCTCGAAGAAGCGCATTAGGGTGGATATTTGCCAGCTAGCCCAGTGCTTTATCTGGGAATGAAAAAAGCGGTTGTCAGATAGGCGCCGACTAGTCTCCCGCCCGCCTACTTATAGTGCGTACCATGCGGGAGACGCTTTTAGACTTGAAAGGCTCCGGCCTTTGTAGAGAGTGGCATTGCCTGTGGGCGGTTCCGCTCTTGATTTTAGATTTTGCCGTTTTGGTGGCACAAAACCCCCGGTGTTCCGTTTGGGGCATCGGGGGGATTTTTTTGCAAATAAAGCGGTAGAACTTTCTATTTTGGCATCATTTTATATAAGTATATTAATATCTTTAAGCGTTCATGCGGATTTTTCCGTGTGGGCGCTTTTCTTTTTTTGCTCACAGTAATCAAGCTCTAATCAAGGTTTAACCAAGATTTTTTTGTCCTTCATTTGGCGCTCGTTGTCATTCGGCTTTTGCTGATGCGGTACACTGGATGCGCAAGGAGGGATGTTTTATGAGCTATTATCCGGCACCCGGAGCGCCCTACGTTCCACAGCAGCCTGTCAATCCTTACGGTGGCATGGGCACGGTAGGTCTTACCACTCCCCTGCCAAACACGCAGATGCAACAGGCACAGCCGCAGCGTCCGCAGTCGATGAATGGGCAGCAGCCTGTTCAGCAGTTGGCACAAGATGGCCGCTGGTTGCTTGGCAGACCTGTTTCCAGCAGGGAAGAATTTTTGGCAATACCGTCTGACCTGTACGGCAGACCGACTTACTGCCCGGACTTGCGCAGCGGCGTGATCTACTGCAAGCGGCTCAACCCGGACACCTGCGAATCCTATGTGCAGGAGTTTTACAGCCCGGAAGCATGGCGGCAGATGCAGGCGCAACAGGCACAGCAGACCGCCGCACCGACACAGCAGTATGTGCCTATTGAGCAGTACGACACCCTTGTCCACCGACTGGATGAACTGGAAAAATGGCAGAAGAGCTTTTCTAAGCCCACTGCCGCAGCGAAGAAAGGAGAATAAACGATGCCCTCTCCGTTTGATATGATTACTCACAGCCCTATCATGCAGCTGGCAAACCTTGCTCGTGCCGGGCAGAACCCAATGGGGCTTATCCAGCAGTTAAGCGGGCAGAACGCTCCTATCATGCAGGGCTTGAACCTGATTCAGGGCAAAAACGAAGCGCAGCTCCGAACGATGGCGCAGAACCTCGCCAAAGAGCGTGGCATCGACCTGAACCAGCTGGCAAGCGTCCTGAATTTGACGCTACCCCGATAACGCATCCCTCTAAGCGAAACGCTTCTCAGTTTTGCGGACTTGACAAAAACCGCTTTTGTTTGGCTTCGCCCATCGCATACGGCGGTGGGATAGCATAACGCAAAACTGAAAGGAGTTTTGTTATGGACGATTTTGCAACTGGTTATCTGGCTGGACAGGACGGCGGCAATAACAACGGCGGATTTTTCGGCAACGAAGGTCTTTGGGCTGTTATTATCCTTGCCATCATCTTCGGCTGGGGCACGAACGGCTATGGCCGGAACGGTGTGGACAACGGCATGAACAGCTACATCCCCTATCTGGTCGGCACTGGCGCAACCGGGCAGGGCGGTAACGACACCCGCGCGGCTCTGTCTGAGGGCTTCTACCAGCAGGATACCTCCCGCTCTCTGGCGGGCATCCAGAGTGGTATCTGCTCTCTGGGCTATGACCAGCTGGCTCAGATGAACGGCGTCAACACCAACATCGCAAACGGCTTTGCTGGTGTGAACAGCGCCATCTGTCAGCTTGGCTACCAGAACGCACAGCTCGTGAACGGACTGGAACGCAGCGTGTCCAACGGTGACAACGCCATCAGCCTTGCCATCATGCAGGAGGGCAACGCTCGGCAGGCCGGTCAGACCGCTATCCAGACGCAGCTTGCATCTTGCTGCTGCGAGAACAAGCAGCTGATCGGCAACCTGAAGTACACCATTGCACAGCAGGACTGCGCTACCCGTCAGGCTATCGCAGACAACGCCCGCGCCATCGTGGACAACTGCAACGCCAACTTCCGTAGCATGATGGACTACTTCACGCAGGACAAGATTGCCACTCTGACCGCTGAGAACCAGAGCCTGAAGTTCGCGGCTTCTCAGGATCGGCAGAATGCTCTTCTGACCACCGTGATGTCTCAGCAGACTGATACCATCCTGAACCGGGTCAATCCTCGTCCGATTCCCGCTTATCAGGTGGCAAACCCCAACGTTGGCGTGAACTGCTGCGGTTGCTGCTAACCAACACACTCCCCGATAACACCGGGTGAACCATCGGGGCAGGGGTAAGACACCTCTGCCCCTGATTTTTTAGGAGGAAAACATTATGGCTTGCAAAACAAGCTGCCGTCTGTGCCCGCACCTTGTCATCTCGGATGCAGTGACGTTCGCCAATGACACGCTTACCATCAACATCCCTGCTGGCGCATACCAGAACGGAGAGCGTTATTGTATCGTGGTTGCCCAGAGCATACCGGACACGACCACCATCAACGCCCCTGTGGTCATTACCATCGGTGCAGGGACTACCGCATACCCTCTGACCGACTGCAACTGCGCTCAGGCAACCGCCGAGAGCATTCACACTCGCACCCGCTACGCTACCCGCGTTGCAACGTCTGCGACCGGCACCGGCACGTTCAAATATCTTGGCTGCTTCTGCCGCTCACACGCTGGCGCACCCGCGTCTATTTCTTAAGGAGGTATAGAGATTATGGGCAAGAACAGTTTTCGCCGCATGATGATGCTCCGTGACCACGATAAAGACCGTGAGCCGGAACGTGACCGCCTCGAAGAAGAGCGTGACCGAAGGGAGCGTGAGATGGAACGCCGTCTGCGTAAGCTGGAAGGTGGCAACGACCGCTATCCCTACTATCCGCAGGAGGAAAACCGCTACATCGACCCCTACCCCATCCCCCGCTATCCTGACGTAGAGAATGGGCGCAGAATGCCGCAAATCGGCTTCTCGCAGAACGGCGACTGGGATAAACGGTCTGGACAGTATGAACATGGCGGCGCAGACAGCCGCTCGATCAAGATGCCACGCCAGCACCTCACCCACGATGAAGCAGAGGAATGGTGTGACAGCATGGTGAATGCTGATGGCACGAAGGGCTGTCACTGGACGCTGGAACAGACACAGGACGTGGCCAAGCAGCGCAATATCACCTGTGACCCGAACGATTTCTGGGCTGTCATGAACATGATGTACTCGGATTATTGTCAGGTCGCAAAGCGTCAGTCCGTTGACACTCCGGGCTTCTACGCTGACATGGCAAAGGCGTTCCTTGAGGACGCAGATGCCGCAGATGGCAAGGCATATCTCTACTGGGATTGCATTGCTGATAAGTAAAATGAAACCCCTGTGTAGTCGTAATGACCGCACAGGGGTTTGTGCTTTATCAAGTTCCTGTATCTCCGATTGTTTGCATGGTGCTTTTGAGATTTGGCACATCTGTTTCCGGCATTTTACGTTTGATACCAATAATCGCTTGCGTGATTCCCGCTTTGTTTAACTGGTTTACAGACTTACGAAATACAAAATCAATGTTCATATTTGCCTTGATTGTTCCGTCGTCTTCAAGATAGCAGTTTGGAATCCACACGTTTTGATTACTACCGTTTATTTTGAAACGCTTTGCTTTGTAGCAACCGTAGTCCTCTCTTACAATCAGCTCAACAGGAATGCCCTTGTAATATTGAGTGTCAGTGTTGTACTTTTCAGCCAGTTTTGCTTTACGTTTTGCTACCTGTGCGTTTATTTTGGCTTGTTCCTCTTTGCTTCTGTGCTTGCGTGGCTTGTATGTACGCATTTTTTTCCTCTCACATAGATTATTCTTCTTTGATGTGCATTAGTATATACAACGGAACGAATCTTTTCCAACTATGGAAGTGTTTGGGATAGCGCCTAACAAGATACCAATCGTCAAACAAATGGAAAGTTGTGTAGTATTTTGCAATTCTTGCAACTCGCTCTTGTTTCGTCATATTAATTCCTCTGCACATCTGTGTAGTACAGCTCCATATCCGCTTTGTACATATCAAGTTGTCTTTTGCTATCTACAAGCGTGTTAAAGCTATATCCACCCGCAAAAGATACGGCGATGGACAAAATCAAGTACGCTGCAACCCATTTACCAGCAAAGATAAACGGAATCTGAACTGCTACAGCAAAGACATCGAACAAAAGAACGTAAATGCCACGTTTAACCATTTTCTGTAAACGGCTAATACTTCCTTCGTAAAATTCCTTCGACTTCATCATACGTCAATCCTCCTAGAACTCAGCTTTTATCGACTTAGTGATTGTCTGGCCCACCAGCAACGAAATCTGCAATCATGTTAATTAAATCATACAGGGGGTCTTCAATATCATACGAGTCAGTCAAATGTCCTTCAAGATATTTCCAAACAACCTTTGCTTGCTCTGTAGTAACTTTTTCTTTTCCACCAATCGCTCTATTTAACGCATCGGCAATATCTTTATAGAAAACAGCATAAGTCTCTTCACGAGCTTTCGTTTTAGCTTGATTAAGCCTTTTCACTTCGTCCTGATATTTCTGATTGTTCTTAGAAACCTGTTCGCGATTCCATTTTACGGATTTATCTTCGTCAAACACATATCCCTCTTCTACAAGATACATCCCTACTGGCTTACACGACATATTCCTTACTTTATTTAGCCGCTCAACATAATAGTCGCTCATATCAGTTTCCTCTTTTTCAATTATTGGCGTAATCTTTTATCGTCAATCCTCCAAAAAATTCTCCAACTCAATCTTCCCCTCTGCCGCCGCAACCGCCAGAGCGTACACGAACTGTCCAATCGTCATTCCGTGCCGTCTGGCTTCACGGTTGATGTACTTGCGCTCTTCCTCGCTCATAAGGATGGTAATTCGCTTGGAACGCTTTCCATCCCCGCTTGCAACACCCTGATGCGATTCCGGCATCGGGATTTTTTTCTTTGTCAAACCAGCTTCTGCTAGTGCGCCGGATATATCGCCTTGTTCGATAAGACGTTGAACTTCCTTTGCCTGTTTCAGCTTCTTCGGCTTACTTTCGCTTACTACGGCATTGTTTGGCTGTGTTTCGCTGTCTTTGGCTTTCTTCGGCTTAATACTGCTTAACTGCGCTTCATTAGGCTGTGTATGGCTGTCTGTGGCTTCACTGGGCTTAATCAGTGCTTGTTCGGCTTCGTTCGGCTTTGCTTGGCTTACTTCTTCTTCCTTTGGCTCACTTCGGCTTAATGTCTGTTCCGAAAAAATAGGCTGAAAATCAAACCCGCCAAGCAGACCTGAGGATTTTTTGCTGGTTGATTTCATCAGCCTTCACCTCCGACAATATGTTGCGCCAACGCCTTGAAATCCTCTGCGCTGGTACTCTTTGCCGTGTCGCCACTAAACAGGCTGTGCCGTTCTGCCTGTGCCTTACGAACGCCCATAGACGGTCTAATCTTCACGTCCAGCAGGGTTGTTCCCATGCTCTGCGCAATCACAGGAAGCTGCTCCACAACCTCTTTGGACAGGTTCTCACGGCTCTTGTACTGGTTCAGGAGCAGGCCTTCAATCTTCAAAGTCGGATTAAAGTATCTGCGAACATCGCTGATGGTCTGCGAAAGTTGGCTCAAACCAGCCAGTGCGTATCTGTCTGCCGTAATGGGTACGATGATGCTGTTAGCAGCGATCAGCGCGTTCACAAGCGCAAGACCAAGCTGCGGGGGAGTGTCCAGCACAATGTAATCGTACTGACCAGACACGCTTTCAAGGGCTTCTCGCAACCGGAAATTCTTGCCCATGTCCCGCACAAGCTGCTCGTCAATGTCCTTCAATGCGTTATCAGACGGAAGAATGTCACCAGCTTCGCAGTGTTGGATTCCTTCTTCGACCGTGCCTTGCCGGGTCATCACATCAAACAGGGTACATACGTCCTCTGTCTGTGCTCCGTAGGTATCCGTTGCGTTGCACTGGGCATCGCAGTCCACCAACAGGACTTTCTTGCCAAGCAACTGCAACGCACCTGCTAGACAGGTGCTTGTGGTAGTCTTTCCTGTGCCGCCTTTCTGGTTGGCGACAGCTATGATTTTTGCCATTTTATCACTCTTTCTTTAGAATTCAACGTATGGAATCTCAGTCCAATCCGTAACCCTTTGAACAAAACAGTTGTTAAACGAAATGTTCAGCTTCGATTTCACGAAATCCTTGAACTCGCCATTTTCTACATAGCCAACTACAACATTTCGTGTGACTTCTGATTCGTCATTCAGATATATTGTTTTTACTAAACACAAGAATCTGTTTCTTGTTCTTTCGATTTCTTCTTCCGTCGGCATACCATCGTTTTTGACTGAATGCCACACAATTTCTTGCGTTTTCATATTGTTCCTTTCTGCATCGTCTGCTCATTCTGCTTAATGCGCTACATCTGCCTACTTTTGCAACGCTTCAATGGAATAGAACGCTGGCATATATCTATCTACGATACCTGCCTTGTCCACGCTTCTAATCAGATAGCCAACAGGTCTGTCCGGGAACGGCGTTCTGCTCAAAGACAAGATGTCATTGTATGCAGCTTTTACCGTGTCATAAACCGCTTCTCTGCGTCTTGGCAGCTTGATTTCAGGATGCTCTTTCTTCATCCACTTCTCAACTACCTTCGCCACGTCAATGCAGTCCTGCTTTTCCAGTTCGTCACACACAGACCAGTCGAAATCCTCATATCCGCTTCTGCGGGGGCTTCTGACGGCTTTTTGAGGTTCGGCCGGTACTTCGCTTGCCTGTGCTTCAATCAACATCTCAGAAGCTTTAATTTTGGGCTTAAACTTGACTGCCACAGCTTTTCGCGCCACAAGGACTGGCTCGTAAGTCACAACAATGTCAGACACAGCATTGATTTCGTCCACCGCAACGTCAAGCACTCGCTTACGAAGGTTCTTATAAACATCATAGCTGGCTTCCATCGCACCAAGCTGTTCTCTCAGTTTTTTCAAGCTGATTTCGTGAGGTTTGTTGTCCATATTCAACCAGTCCCGAAGAATCGAGTAAAGCAAGATGCTATACTGTGACTTCATTCGTGACGTGTAACGTAGCCGATACCGAACATATCCGCTTTCAGCAATGTCGAAAAAGATGGAGCGAAGGTCTGGGTTGCAGGTGATTGCCACAACGTAAGACCTTGTTTCTGGTACATAGTCCAGTTTTGCCCTCGTGAATAGGACAAAACTTTCAAACGTTCCTTTCTCCTTGTCAATAGGAATCGACACCGTGTTGCCCAAAAAGTGCTTGATCTGCGGCTCAATCCTTCGTGCATCAAGACTTTTCAGCCCAAGAAGCTCCCTATATTCCGCCAAAGTGAACTCCACACGGCTGCTGCTTGGGTCTCTCGGATTGATTCTTGATAGGTAAACTTCTAACAACCGAAGCTCTCCTGCGGTGTAGTCCCTGAACTTCGCCCAAACAAGGGATTTGCTTTTCTCGACAAGGTTGTTTTCCGATACTTTCGCCATCAGACAGACACCTTTTCCTTTAGTTGCTTCAACAGCTCAAACTGATGCTCATACTGCTGCATATATTGTTTCACGCTCATTTTTTTCAAGCCTTGTGTCAAGTCGAAGTTATCGGCAATATTGTCTTTCCGAACAATGAATTTCGTCTTTGAAACAAACTGCTCTTTCAACTCAACCTCAAATCCGTTTTCCTCAAACCATTTGATGGCAAACAGTTCTTCCTTTGAAAAATCCCATTTCTGGTTCTCTTTTCCAAGTAGCATTTTTTCGCCCCCTTTGCTTGAGTAGAGTATAACACATCATGGGGGACAAGTCAATACATTTTGTCCCCCATGACTTGTCTTTTTGTCCCCCACAGGGTTGTCAAAACGTCCCCCATGACTTGTCAAAACGTCCCCCATGCTTTGTCATTTCGTCCCCCATCTACATATTATATATTAAACAAGAAATAAACAAGAGGTTAAATATCATCGTTAAATAGTCGATGACGATAATTTTCAACAATTTCTTTATTTTCCATTCCGGTTTGTGGATAACTGAACTCTGCATTTGCTAAATAAGACTGTAGCCGAAGAAAAGCCATACATCGTTAGTCACATTAAACGTGAACGGATTGTGGATAGGTGTACAAAAAGTGGATGGAAAGGTATACCTAATCTGCACAATGGGGGACGGAATGACGAGCCGACCAATCACAGACAATAGATTTACGATAATTCGTTATTTATTCAACACGAATATTGCCGATTCATGGCCTATGGGGGACGGAATGACAAGGTAAATTTGCCCGATAGGTGTACAAAAAGTGGATGAACGTGGACAAAATGTTCTTCAAAAACTGCGATAATTCGAAAATCAGCCACTTATATTATTTGGATTCACGGTATAGGAATCGTTGGACTTCATGGCTGCTTCTGTTCCAGCGTCCTGTGCCTGATAAAGAATCTCCATCTTTGGGGCGGTTCCGTTCGGGTCTGGGTCTGTTCCGGTAGCCTGTGCCATCTCATAGCTACCAGACACCATCCGGCAGACAGCGACCCTGTCCTTGAGCGGTGTGTGAAGGTTCGCCAGAATCTCCGTCAGCACGCCGATGTGGTCTGAACCGTGATCTCCGTACCGGATGTACAGCAAGGCATCTATCTCATAGGAGGAACACTCCATCATAGCATCTATGAGAATTCGCCGTTTCTCCAAATCGGAAAGGTCATCTTCCAGGTGCTCCAGCAGCCCTGGATGAATGCAAGCGTCCATGTATCGAGCCACCGATACGCCGCAGCAGGTGAACCAGCGCATAGCCATAGGAAGGGAAATGGCTGCCAGACCTTGCTCCCAATTTGCTATCGTGCCGCGATTTACGCCCATCTTTGCCGCCAACTTCTGCTGGCTCAAGCCGGAACGCATTCGAGCTATCTCTAATGCTTTGGCTGTTCTTGCTAAATATTCATCCATAAATTCTCACCCTTTCAACAAAATCCAGCAAAACTGCCGGATTCGACAAGCCAAAAAATGGAAAAAGCTGCTATGGAGAACCGACAGCAGCCTGTGTTATAACTGTATTGTCAAAAAATTCCAAAGAAGAAGGGAACAAAAATGAGAGAAACTGTAATCTGGAACCATGAACGTATGCCGATCATCGACGGAATGCCTGCCAGCGTTCCCGATGGGCAGCCACACACACCTGAACCATGGGAGGAAAGCTAATGAACCGAACCGTAGACGCTCTGATTATTCCATACGCTCGCAGACGGACGCTGGAGCTTGTCCTGAGCCTTTCTGGGTACGAAGCTGATAAAGATGCTTACCTCGAAGCAAAAGGCATCCTGGAACGCGCCATAGCCGCCTTAGACGATGGGCGCGACCCGGCAGATAACATCGAACGCATTGACGGGCAGCTTGTGGAACTGTGAAAGGAGAAGAAGATGGACTTTACGAATGGATTCTATAAAGCCGAAAACCCTGTCGTTCTTGAAGAAGTGAAAACTTTCCTCCAGTCAATGGAACGGCGTGGAGCAACCGTAAAAGACTTGGACGATGCCATTGTGCAGTTAAACAATGTTTCGCACAGCATCAGCACAAACGCTCTCGTAAAAGCAGATGTGCTGGACAATTTACCGGATAACCCTTTTCGTTCCATGCTCAACGAAATGTTACAAAGCAAAGGGTAACTTAAACTTAATGTGGCTCTTAATCATTGTCATCGCAATTTTCGGCTTCCCTGATGTGAAGTAATGGATGCGAAGAAAACGTTCAATTTTTACGAAGTTGTTAAAAATGCATTGACTTGACAACTAAAAGGTGTATAATCGTATCAAATGAACGTCCGTACTTACAGATCGGGAGGATATGCCACAATGAGTGAACAGGAAAGAGCCAAGATTGATCGATTTATTGCATGGCTGCTGGAACATCCTGAAAAGATTCCGGCAGCGGAACAAGCACTAGACCTGGAATAACAGAAAATCCCTTGCGCAGAGCTACACCAGCCCGGCACAAGGGATTCTTTTATTTTACCGGGTCAGAACCACTTCTTTTTTCGGTTTCTACGGTAACGATATTTTCTGCTGTTGCCATATAGCACACGGTCGTTGCCTTTTAGCAAGGCCTGCATGAACCAGAAGCAAAAGGCACAGCCACATAACAGGTAATACACAGGCTTACCTCACATCTTCTCGATCAGGTTCATCAGAGCTTCACGCTGTTCCTTCGGCATAGATTCAAGTTTTCTTCTAATCCGCTCCACTGCTGCATCGACTTCACTTTGCGGTTGCTGGGGCGGGTTTTCTTTTTGGTTGCCAGTAAGAAGATAATCAACCGACACATTGAAATAAGCTGCAATCTTAGAAAGAACCTCTGCGGACAGGCTCTTGGTTCTTCCGGCTTTCAATTCGGAAAGAAAACTGCGGCGAATCCCAATGTTGCCGCAAAGAGTTCCGTCTTTGATGCCCTCTTTTTCGCAGAGTGCATGGATGTTACTGTACAAGTCCGACATAAGAAAACTCCAATATTTGTGCAAGTATACAAATGCACAGAATTTTGTACAAAAGAGTTGACTTGTACAGAAGCCTGTACTATAATACAGACATAAGCAGTACAGAACGCTGTACAGTATAAACTCTCTACACCCTTATATTAGTACAGTTTTCCGTACTTGTCAATAGATTTTAGCAAATGGAGGTGGAATTTTGAAAGAAAACTTCCGTTCTGGCTTTGAGCTGGAAGTGAAGATGAAGCTGTTGCAGCGAGGTATGAAGCAAACGGAGCTGATTCAGGCGGTTCAAAGCGATACTGGATTGTTCCTTGATGATTCGTACCTCTACAAGATTCTTCGCGGCGAGCGAAAGCCAGAGAAGATTATCCAGAGTATCTGCAAGATTCTTGAAATCGAGCAGAATACCGAAAACGAACCTCAGATGTGACTGCAAACGCATTTGAGCAAACAAGAAAGAGAGAACTAAAATGACTAAGAAAGAAGCTACTGTTGTCTGCATCAAGCCCATTGTTAAGAAAACCGCCAAAATCCGCATTATCGGCGATTCTCCGCTGATTGTCCACGCATGGAGCGAGAAGGCAAAGAAGGAACTGCTTGCATCTCAGCAGGGTACGAAGCTCAAAAAGGACAAGAAGCAGGCTAAGAACGTCTACGGCGAAATCGCCGAAGCACTGTACTGGATGAACGGCAAGCCGGACGTTGCATACGCTGACTGGACGGAAGAGCTGCTGGACAAGTACGCGGCATCCGAGCAGTTTGGTTTCCCTGCTTGCGCTGTTAAGGCTGCTGCCGTTTCCGCTGCATTCCGTCTGGGCTGGACGAAGGATAAGGTTTCCGCTCGTGGCGCATTTATGATTTTCGGCGACAACGGTTCTGAGTTCATCGAAATCAAGTCTTTCAAGCCGGAAGGCGAGCCGAAGTTCGTAGGTCGTGAGGATTCTGTTCGTATCGGCATGGGAACCGCAGACCTGCGCTATCGTCCTGAGTTCGCCAACTGGTACATGGATGTTACCATCTCCTTCAACGAGAACGGCAACTTTAGCCTGTCTGACATTGTGAATATGCTGAACGCTGGTGGTGACCAGTGCGGTCTTGGCGAGTGGCGCATCGAAAAGGGCGGTAGCTGGGGCGCATTCCATGTTGAACTGAGCGAATAACGCTTTTTGAAATGGAACGGCTGGCAAGGCGAGTTATGGCAGGTCGGGGAAAGGACTGGTTAGGCAGTCGGGGTTCGGCTTGTTTAGGAATGCCAGTGATAGGTTTGTTAAGGCTGGCTAGGCTAGGTGGTCTATGTTGGGTTCCGGCGAGGTTAGGCTGTTAAGGCGGGATGTGGCACGGATTGGCAAGACAGGGCGCCGTGTGGAGTGGCTGGCGAGGCGAGGTGCGTTAAGTTTTGGTGCGTTATGTTGAGTTGATGTGCGGAGCGTTAAGACGCGGCAAGGCTGGCGAGGTTGGTCGTGGACGGCGAGTAATGGCGTGGATGGGCTGGATAGGTGTGTTCAGGCGAGATGCGTTCGGGTGCAGTTTGGTATGTAGCGGCTGGCATGGAGCCAAAAATTCAGAAAGGAGCAAAAAATGAACATTAAAACTGGTTATCAGTGGAAGAACGACAAGTGCTGTTACAAGGCAACTGCCGATGAAGCCGCTGGTGCGTTTGAAGAAATCCGGCAGAACAGCGGCAAGCTAACGCCGGAGCTGGTTGTTGATTATGCTAGACCGAAGGAATCGGTTCTACATAACGACTTCGAGTGGAGAGACGAAGTTGCCGCCGAGAAGTACCGTCAGGGTCAGGCGCGGAACATGATTGGAGCAATTCGCATCACCAGCGAGGATACGCAGGAGCCTGTCAGAGCCTACGTCAACGTTACGGTGGTTGCGCCGGATGAACCGCCTGTTCGGTCTTATATGCCGATGAAAGAGGTTCTGGAACACCCGGATTTGCACAGTCAGATGATGGCAGACGCTTTCCGGGATGCACAGAGCTTCAAGCAGAAGTACAACACGCTGGAACGCTTAAAGCCTGTCATGGACGCTATGGATAAGGCGTTTGACGGTGCGGTATAAGGAGGGCTGAACATGGAGCAGATTATCACCTTAAAGGTAGACCTTGAGCACCCGAACGAAGCACACAACGCCATTAACAAGGCGGTGGAAGCCTACGAGAAAAGCAAAAATCGCTGGGATGCCTTTGAAATCAACGAAGCCAAAAGCAGAGCACGGGACATTTTGTACAACCTGTGCAATGAAGGCTACAGTATGATATGGACGGTCACGGATGGCGCTGTCGGCCTGACGATCTGGAAAAGTTTTAAGGAGCCTTGCGTTGGCCAGTGCTATATGCCAAAAGAAAGCCTGTTTGACATCTGGGTCGAAAAGCTAGTTGCGCTGTGCGTTGCCACAGGCAAGGAAGTCCCAAAGTTTATCACAGATAAGGCTGGTGAATGCTGGTGATGAAATTTCGTAAAGCGAAAAGCCGCAAGCGCAGACTGAAGCTGGCAATGGCAGCTGGCGTATCCAGAAACGATGCCAACAAGGTGCTGTGGATGGAGAAATCCATCAACCAGTGCTTTGAGCGTCACAATCGGGAAACCAGACTGAAAGAGAGTGGTCGCATTGGAAGAAAAGTATTGTGAGCGCTGCGGTGCCTTTCTTGGCCTTGTAAACCCATGCAAAAAGTACTGTGAAGAGTGTAAAGCCATTGTTCGCAGAGAACGGCAGGCCCTTATAAAGAAAGGAATCAAGACTGAACCGGAACCGGCTTTATGTGCTTGGTGCAAAAAGCCGATGATCCGAAAGGTCTGGTCTCAGAAGTATCACCCTGAATGCGTAGCAGATGCAAACAAGGCTTTGACCAAAAAGTACAAAGCCAAAAAGCAAAAAGAGCTGAATGAACTAAAAGCATCTGGCGAGTTCAAAATTACTTGGGATGTGCAGGAACTAGAACGTGCGAGACCTCAAAAGCACGAACCTCCAAAGTATACCGTGCGCCAGATGAACGATGCCGCAAAAAGATACGGCATAAGCTACGGCCATTACAGTACTTTACTTGCACAGGGAAAGGTGAAGGCTCCTGATGAACGGTAAATACTACGGCCAGCGTGAAATCCGCTGGCACAGCCGGGAGAAAGACCGGCTGGAACACATTCAAAAAAGAAAGGACAAGAATGAAAGCATTCGTGGAAATCGTCCTGATCTGGGGCATTGTCCTGGCATTGGTTCTAGCAGCGTTCCTGCTGAACTTCTGGCTGGTGCATCATATCGAGCTTCTGATCGGAGCTAAGGCGACCTGGTACATCATTGGTGTTTGTGTTCTGATGGCCACCTGCTGGATTTTCGGCACAGGTAAGAAAGCATGACGCTGGAAGATGCAATGAAAGCCAGGTGCTTCAACATCAACGACCTTAGCCGTAGATCGGGAGTATCAAGACCAACGATTTATAGCATCTTGGGCAAGCGAAAGAAGCAGAAAAGTTCCGTTCGGGTCGATACGCTTCTAAAAATCGCAAAGGCCCTGAATGCAAAAGTAGTCATCAACGAGAAAAAGACGAACGGATTTGACATTGTTTTAAAAGAGGTGAAGAGAAATGAAAACTGTTAAAGGCACTGTATTGTGCTTTATAAGCATATCCATCGCCGTTGCAGCACTTGGATGTGGAAATGCCATCAATGG